TTAGCCCCCTGAAGGTTAGCCCCCTGAAGGTTAACCCCCTGAAGGTTAACCCCCTGAAGGTTAGCCCCACGAAGGTCGGCCCCCTGAAGGTTAGCCCTCTGAAGGTTAGCCCACCGAAGGTTAGCCCACTGAAGGTTAGCATACTGAAGGTTAGCCCTCTGAAGGTTAGCCTCCTGAAGGTTAGCCCCCGCAAGGTCAGCCCACTGAAGGTTAGCATACTGAAGGTAAGCCCCCCGAAGGTTAGCCTCATAAAGGTCAGCCCACTGAAGGTTAGCCCACCGAAGGTTAGCCCCCTGAAGGTCAGCCCCCTCAAGGTCAGCCTCCTGAAGGTTAGCCCTCACACCATCTTCAACACCTTCCAGATAGAGCTTATGTAGCCTGAGCGTTTCTTGAATTTCCATTTGTTTTTCCTATCGTTGACGGTCCACACACACACACCACAAGGTGTTACTACGGTGACAACAGACCCCCAAGGGAAAGCCCGAGGGGGTCCAGATAAGGGAAAGCCCCCAAGGGAAAGCCCAAGGGGGTCCAGATAAGGGAAAGCCCCCAAGGGGAAAGCCCGAGGGGGTCCAGATAAGGGAAAGCCCCCAAGGGAAAGCCCGAGGGGGTCTAGTCTAGAAACCTTCCGCCCGGAACCGCTTGCCCTTAACGCTTGGCAATGTGGTTACACCCTTAACCAATGGCTTGGGCTTGGCTTTGCTATGATCTGCGCCACGGTTGATTACCTTGGAACGGTAGGCCTTGCCTGTATCTTTCACGGTAGCATCGCCCGGCTCTAACAGGCGCAACTCGCCCTTAACCTCACTGGCATAAAATTCTTCACGGTACTTCTTGAAAGACGTGAGGGACGCGAAGGTGATACGTCGGGGTTTTCCATCCGTTGTCACGATAACGTGCAAGGCGTAGGGCATATCGCCTTGCGCGTCAGTATCAGCATGAAAAGCAAGCCTTGCGGCTCGCTTCTTTGCATTCTTTCCCATTGTAGGGGCCATGATTAAAGCCCTTTCAAGATTTCGGCAATGTCGGCCTTGCTCAAATTGTCGGCCTTCATCCGTGCCGCAAGGGCTTTGCCCAATTTTGCCATGGCTTCGCTCCGCGTCGTATCAGGTGCGGGGAAGACATTCTTGACATAGTCGCATGTCATACCGTCCCCGGAATTGAACACGTCCAGCAGGGCTTCCAGTTTATACTTGTCGGCAACCTTAGCCATGGTTTCAATGTGCACCATTGCGGGGCGTTTCTTGTCACCGATCAAGGCGAAATCATGCGAGGGGAAGCATGCTTTGATTGCACGTTTAGCGATAGCGGAGAGTTTGCCGTTGGCGATTGCAAAGGCTAGCGGTTGCAAATCAAAGGCATTGCCACCGTAAAGCATGGCGGGCAAGATCAATGCCAGTTCCGCCACGCCTTCTGCTTTGCGGAGTTCTTCGCGCTTGCCTTTGTTTGTCTCTTTGAGCTTGGCATAAGCTTTGATTGCTTGAGCTTGCGCTTCGTGGTCAAATGTCGTTGCAGAGGCGATTGCCAGTTCAATTGCGGTGGCGGGGGTTTTGTTCGAATTAGTCATTGTCAGTTCCTTTCAAGGTTTGGGCGGTATTGCCCGGTATAGCGGATAGTGTATGCGACAAGACAAGCCGGTTGTGCCGTTAAGGGGGGCCTTGCGCCTAGCAGGCGGGGCCTTGTCTCTTTCCCTTTCGGTCCGGGTCGCATCCGGCTTATTCGGGCTTGTCTTGTCGCGGTCAATTTTCCGTCCGGTAGCTAGGGCATTTTTTCGCATACCCTGTCAAGCCCCCTTAGTGAGAACAAACAAGAAACATCAGAGAACATTGCAAGAACAAACGAAAATAAATTTGGACAAATAGAGAACATCCTCTGGATTATGTTACAATATAACGTAAATTTATGGCAGGCTTATTGACCTATCTAGGCGTGAACGAATTAGCAACATGAGGTATGATGATACCCCCTTATGTGGTGCTGACCTAAGATAGTTTAACGTTAAACTACTTCGGCGGGATATAGTTCAAGGTTAAACCTTTCCATGTGTGAAATGGTTCAAGGTTAAACTAGTTTTTCGTGGTTCTCTGCGGTTTCATGGGGGTTTCCAAGTGATGCATCCCCCGTGAGGTATCCCTATACCCCATTTTTCTTCAGGGGAAAAAGATATTCCCGACGTGAAACATGTTGCAAAAATGTCACAGGAGAGGGGAGCATGTGGGTGAGGCAGGGGGGCATGGGCCATGGGGGGTGGCTATGTACGATTTATACCCACTCTGACAGAAATTTGGGATTTTTCGATCTGTAAAGGACATTATGAATAGCATCAACCTATCATAAACCCCCATATACATAGGGAAAAACTATCATAAAGGGTCCCTCTGTGTTTTGCAGCTTGAGAAGGGGTACTTTTGGTGTTTTTTGAGCGGTTTTCTGACAGTGTACGGCGGGTAGACCACATGTGTGCACTTTAAGTGGGGAACCTGAAGTAGTTGTAAGGTTTTTGGCTCTGGAAAATATTGATATTGAGGGGGCTGGAAAGGGGAAAAGGGGAGGTACTACACAAAAAGCTAGGTAACTGGACCTATCGGGCAACAAGAATGGTACCTTTTCTGGACCTAATGTCACTTTAGGGATTGACAAACTTTCCGTTTCGGGTATAATTCTCGTAGAGATCGTCTTAAGTAATACATGATGTTTCAACCTAAGTCTTAACAACCTCTTCTAGTAAATCTAGAGAAAAAAGAAACCTAAAGTGCACTTAAGGTTACTACATAAGGTGCACTTTAAGTACGCTTGTAAGATTTTTTCTATTTAGGTGGGAATGGTGATTAGGTGAACCAGAGGGTTCGACCCCCAAGTTGGGAACTTAAGGTACCTCGGGGGCCAGACTTAAGTATTTTTTGTTGTCCAACTTGAAGGGTTGACTTCAAGTGCACTTAAGGTATAACTCAAAGGATTGTTTATGAAACTCTCAGATAATGTCATTGAAGAATTTTACTCTGCTGTTGCAGGTAACAACAATCATTTTATCTACTCTCTTCATATCCCTCTATCTGATGTCTTCTACACTAGGGAAGCTGTCTCAAACAAGTTCGGTAAGAGATTCACTCTGGATTACATTGAGTGGGCCATGCTGAAGGAGGGGATGATTTCCTCTAGGCACTGCTATCAGCCAGAGCTAAAGATGTCTTGGGATGAGTATCCCTTGGATAAGGAAGTTAAGTGATGTACCAACTTGGGATACGATCCCTTTCAAATCTGACAGGGGTTCATCCCGATTTGATTAAGGTAGTCCATAGGGCTATTCAACTCACCAAACAAGATTTCACTGTTATTGAAGGTATGAGGACTAAGAGTCGTCAGGAGGAACTCTTCAAGAAGGGTGCCTCAAAGACTTTGAACTCACGTCACCTGACAGGTCATGCAGTTGATATCGCCCCTTGGGTAGACGGAGCTATCAGTTGGGATTGGAAGTACTACCCCGCAGTCAGGGATGCCATGATGGCTGCTGGGGAAGAGTTTAAGGTGCCTCTCGAATGGGGTGGTAGCTGGAAGAGGTTCACGGACGGTCCCCATTGGCAATTGCCTTGGTCGGAGTACCCACTGTGAGCCAAGAAGATTTTAACACCGTCCGGGGAGACCTCTACGCAATGGACAAGAGGTTAGCCCTCCTAGAACAAAAAGTAACTCAAATTGATACTAACGTAGAGAAGATCGCTAGTGCTCTGGGTTGGATTGTGAAGATCACTGGCGGGGGCCTACTTACTGGTATCACTGCTTGGATCATCAAAGGTGGCTTGGGTGGGTAAGAAAACCTTCAAAAGGGAGTACGCCCTCTTTTTTGTTGTCCTCTTGGCCTACCAGATTTGTGTAGGTAATGCGGAGATCTTAAGTATCATAATCTGGCCCTTCATCTCTTTTGTTGCAGCTAGTGCGGGGTTACATATCTATGATAAGAACACTACTGCTTCTAGTCATGCTGACAGGTTGTACGGGACTCCCGGGAGCACTCCTCTCAACCCTGACAAATAGCCAACCCGGAGTAGCTGTAGAAGCTCAAGTTGGGAAAGAGAATACGAAGGTTATTGGTATCTCAGAACAGGTGAAGGGTGACAAGGTTACCAAATCTGTTGAAGCCAACAACGTTGAAAATATCAATGTCCAACAAACTCCTGTGTGGTTGTACATAGCCCTGATACTGGGGTGGATGCTCCCAAGCCCGGGAGAGATGGCCAGAGGGATTCTATCCCTGTTCAAGAGGAAGACCTGATGCCTAGCTCCAAAAACTATAAAAGGGATTATGGCCCCACTGGGGAGGGGAAGTACGATAAATCCCCTAAGCGGATGGAAGACAACCGGAAGCGTAAGGCTGCTAGGCGTATTCTGGAGAAACTCGGTAAGGTCTCCAAGAATGATGGTAAAGATGTAGACCATAAGAATGGTCGGCCTAAAGACAACAAAGCGTCTAACCTTCGTCCTCTCTCACCAGCCAAGAATCGTTCTATCCCTCGTACCAAGACAGCTAGGAAGAAAAATGGTTAAAGACTACAAACTTGAGAAGGCTGGAGTTGAGGGCTACAATAAACCTAAACGTACGCCAGATCACCCTACCAAAAGCCATGTTGTTGTGGCCAAGGTGGGAACTCAGACAAAGACTATCCGTTTTGGTCAACAGGGGGTGACGGGTTCCCCCAAGAAGGAAGGGGAGTCTACAGCCTACCGTAAGCGTAGAGAGTCCTTCAAAGCCCGACATGCAAAGAATATCGCTAAGGGCAAGATGTCTGCGGCATACTGGAGCAACCAGAGCAAGTGGTGAGATTGTGAAGAAGAACTGGATTCAAGAAGCTATCAAGAAACCCGGAGCTTTGCGTAAGTCTCTCGGGGTCAAGACTGGTAAGACGATCCCAACCAAGACTTTGAACAAGGCTGCTAAGGCTCCCGGGAAACTGGGCCAAAGGGCACGTCTTGCAAAGACTCTCAAGGGTATGAAGAAATGAAAAAGGGTTTCATGGTTACAGCCACAATGATGGGGGATATGGTCCCTGAGATTGTGTCTGCAAAAGAGAACGAGAAAAACCTCAAACTCGTCCTAGAGAACTGGAATCTCGGGCCAGCTAAAGCTTCCCCTAAGCCGGGAGATAATAAGCCATACTGGACTAAGATGGCAAAGATCTGGGGTAACACTGAAGCAGAGGCTCGTCGTCAACTCTGTGCCAACTGTGAGTACTTTGAGGACACCCCGAGGATGATCGAGGCTATGGAAGCTATCCCATTTAATGAACTAGATGCAGATGGGGGTGGCCGTGGCTACTGCCATAAGTTTGATTTCATCTGCCACAATCTACGTACCTGCCAAGCGTGGGAAAAAGCCCCCTATTCTAAGGAAGAATTCTAATGTCCAACCCCTTCAACTACCTTGAGAACAACCCCACTGGTCTGATCCGAAACTGGGTTGCTGTGACACCTAACGACTCTGCAGACAATGTGGGTACAGGTAATGTAGCTATTGGTCTCTATATTACTGTAGCAGGTAACGTAACTTTTACTGATGTAGATGGTGACGATGTGACGGTGAATGTACCAGCTAACTTCTACCTCACCTGTTCTGTAGCCCGAGTTAAATCCACGGGCACTGCTGCTACTGGCATCTTTGCACTGATCTCGGCTTGATATGCCCAGTATATCCCTGACACTCTCCCTACGTGGCCAACTGCTCTCTAGCGGGCCGATTGATGCGGCGTCTCTTGTCCTGCCCGCGACCTTTGATTACGCCGCAGGAACCTATGAAGGGTCCACCTTCGCGGCGGAACACTCGTTTTCACGCGCCAGCACAGGGACTTACTTCACTTCGGCAGGGCTTTTGGCGAGTGCGGCGGTTGACACTGCGCGTTTTGATTATAACCCAGCGACCCTTGCGGCACGCGGACTGTTGATCGAGGGGGCCGCAACCAACCTTCTGTTGCAGTCATCGACATTTAATAACGCCTCTTGGTTAAAATCCGCTGGTGCCGCTGTTACCGCAGATGTTGCGACTGGTATCGACGGCACAGCATCAGCAGACCGTCTTACTTCAACTGGCACAGGAACTGGAACACCGTTTCTGTACCAAAGCGTCTCGATGGGCGTAGGTACCTACGTTCTTAGCGTCGTCGCAAAGGCCGAAGTTGGGAATGCAGTTCGCGGCATTGCCCTTCGCACACATAATGTTGCAGGTGTCGTCAATGGCAGCGATGCCTTTTTCAGTCTTGATGGCGGCGGCGCGGTAGGCACCATCAACCCGGCATACTCGGCAGCCTCGGTGCGAGACATCGGAAACGGCTTTGTAGAGTGCAACCTGACGTTTGTTTGCACGGGCGCATCCAGTGCTCAAATCCGTATATACATGGCCACGGCGGCTGAAAGCACCACGATCACGCTCGGCGGTGCTGACTCGGTATTGCTCGGCGCGGCTGGCCTGCAAGTCGCACCGCTCACCTCGCATATCCCTACCACATCAACCTCGGTTACTCGCGCCGCAGACACTATCGCGGTGACAACCAACTTCGGAACCTGCGACGTGCGCATCACCTATGACGACGACAGCACAGCCGATCTGCTTGCTCAGGCAGTTACCGGAAGCTGGTGGCCGACGCTGGCCCGCCCGCGCGTCAAGAGCATCCTGTTTGCCGCAGAAGGAACCTTGCCATGAGCTATGTTGACGCAATCCTGCACATCGAGAGTGTTCCCGATCTGATCGCGTTCTTCGCTGCCCATGCGCCCGACAAGCTGGACGCCGATGGGACTTCGATCACTGGCTTCGCCCGAACCCCGGTCGTGATGAACGGCGGGGCGGCGCTGGTCTATGTCCGCGTGACGCCTTCAGATGCTGCGGCGTTCGGGCTGGCCCCCGGCGTGACGATCTTGTCGCAGGCTCCCTACATTGGCGACGGGACGCCGGATGCGGTCTACACGGCTCTGTTCGCCAACCCGGTTGCGCTGGTCAGTTACGATGCGGTCTACAGCCGCGCGCCCTATGACGCGGATGATGGCGAGGGCGGCGTTGTCAACGTCACCCCTCCCGCAAGATTTGGACAGATGGGGTGAAGCATATGAGCGAATGGCAATCAATCATCAAAACCGACTTCTACCTGAAGCTGGATAGCGAAACCGACATGCCCACGGCACTATCCGCCTTATCGGGGACAACAAGCGGGCTGACGTAGAGGCACTGGCTACCTACTTCGTTGACCCTGAACCCACAACACCAAGCCGTGTCTGGCTGTAGAACCTAAATAGGAGAGAATTAAAATGGCTAAAGATGACGAAGGCGACAAGTACGTCGAAGGTAAAGACTTCGAGTGGGTGACTGCTCCCGGGAGTAATTACAAGATGCGGAAGTTTTTCACTAAAGCTGAAAAGGAAGCTCTGAAGGCCCCCAAGAAGGCTGAAAAAGCTCCAGCTAAGAAAGCTCCAGCTAAGAAGACCACTACCCCTGCAACCAGCCCTCGCCCTAAGGCAAAACCTAAGGGTCAGCTAAAGGTTGGTCCTGCACCCCGTAGCCCTAAGACTATGAATAACAAGGGTCTGACAGGTGCTGGTAAAACCTCTGGCTCAGGTGCTACAGGTACTTGGGAGAGTGCACTTCCGGCAGGTGCTGCTGGTCTTGCTGCCATCCCCGCTTGGCGTCGTCGTGAGATCAAAGCTGGTGCAAAACCCACCCCTACAGAGATGAAGCAGATTCGCCAGCGTCCTGTACCATATAACCCCGGGGAGGTGGCTAAGGCTAAGACCTCTTCGGTCTCTGGTGCAAGTCGGGGTACCTCGGGTAAGACTGCTACAGAGACTAAACGTATTGCAATGCAGAAGCGTCTGGAGGCTAGTGGTAAGTCAGGCTCTAAAGTGAGTCTCCCCCCAAAAGCTAGGGGTGGTGGTTCGTCTAACTCTGGTGCCCCTGCAGCCCCCAAGAGCAACTCTCTTCGTAGCCGTGTACTCACTGCTCTTCGTCGTGGTGCCCCTGTTGGGGATATCCCTATGGGTGGCCGGATCTTGAGCCTAGATGATAAGCTTGAACGCCTGCAGTTCGCTAAAGGCGGTATGGTGAAAAAGAAGAAATGCTAAAACCTTCCCGCCTCAAGACCTATAACGTAAGTGCAGAAGTAGAGGATGAAGTCTATACTCTCTACACCTGCCCTGCGAATTGCTCCGCTCAGATGAATTTGCTTTTTTTAGCTAATGCTAATGGAAATACTTCTGTTAATGTGGGCTGGTATCGTGTACAATATGATGATACCTTCTCTATTCTGGGGGGCAAAAACTTGGTTTCAGGAGATTTTATTCAATTCTCTGATGCAGTTATTGTCTTTGAGGCGGGGGATTACCTGACGGTACAGGCCACAGGTAATGCTACGCCTGATATTGATGTCCTCTGTACTGTAGAAGAAACTTTCAAACCAGTAGGGTAACATGACACGTAAATACACAGAAATGCAACAGAAATTCCTTGATGTCCTTTTTGAGGAAGCTCGGGGGGATACCTGTGTAGCTAAGAAGCTCGCTGGTTACTCCCCCAACATGCCTACAGCCCAAGTTGTTTCGGCCTTAGAAGATGAGATTAACGACCTTACGAAGAAGTTTATCTCCCGTACTGCAACCAAAGCAGCCTATGCTCTGTCAGAGGTTATGGGTAGTCCAACAGACTTGGGTAACAAAGAGAAGATTGTCGCCGCTAAGGATTTCCTTGATCGAGGGGGTTTTAGCAAGATTGAAAAACTTGAGATAAAAGCAGACAACCCTGTCTTTATCCTCCCAGCCAAGGTAGAAGATGACGAAGATCCCGACTGAGATTGATTGGCAGCCCATTTTCAGGGTCTCTCGTAGAGTCCCTTGGGGGTATCGTAATGACCCAGAAGACCCCGATATCCTACTCCCAATTCCAGACGAACTTAATCTCCTAGAAGAAGCAAAACTACACGTAAAACAGTACAGCTACCGCGCAGTAGCAGAGTGGCTCACAGAGAAATCTGGGCGCTCTATCTCCCACGCGGGGCTTAGACATAGGGTTCTCATTGAAAAGCAACGACTTCAACATGAACGAAACGTCGAGCACATTGCCAAGAGGTACGCCGAACTCCTCGAAAAGGCGAAAAAGCTCGAAGAGTCGCGTCTTGGAAAAGCCTCTAACCACAACCTCCCACGCAAAAGCCAAACCAGCGGAGATTGATGTAGAGAAGGCTCAAGAAGTCATCTTCCAACCCAATCCCGGACCCCAGACCAACTTCCTCTCTGCAGCAGAACAAGAGGTAATGTATGGGGGAGCAGCGGGCGGCGGTAAAAGCTATGCCATGCTTGCAGACCCTGTGAGGAACTTCAACAACCCTCACGCCAAGCAACTTCTTGTACGCCGCTCTACGGAAGAGCTTCGAGAACTTATTTCCGTCTCAAAACAACTCTATCCTAAAGCTATTCCCGGTATCCGTTGGTTGGAGAGAGAAAAGACTTGGATCGCTCCGTCTGGAGCTTCCTTGTGGATGTCCTACCTAGACTCAGATGATGACGTTCTGCGGTACCAAGGACAGGCATTTTCTTGGATAGGTTTTGACGAACTTACCCAATGGCCAACTCCATACGCTTGGAACTACCTCCGGTCACGTCTCCGCACTACAAAAGACTCTGGCTTGAAGTTATATCAAAGATCTACAACGAACCCCGGTGGTCCCGGTATGCAGTGGGTTAAGAAGATGTTTGTGAACCCTGCCCCTCCGGGCAAGGCTTTTTGGGCTACAGACATTGAGACAGCTAAGGTTATCACTTGGCCTAAAGGTCATTCCAGAGAGGGGCAACCTCTTTTTAAGCGTAGGTTTATTCCTGCTACACTCTTCGACAACCCCTACCTGTCAGAAGATGGTATGTATGAAGCTAACCTTCTGTCTCTCCCTGAACACCAGAGAAAACAACTCCTTGATGGTAACTGGGATGTGAACGAGGGGGCTGCTTTCCCCGAATTCAATCAAACCTTGCATATAATAGAACCTTATGATATACCTAGGTCATGGGTCAAGTTCCGTGCAGCAGACTACGGATACGGTTCTCACTCTGGTGTTGTCTGGTTTGCAGTCTGCCCTAATGGGCAGCTTATTATCTATCGGGAGCTTTATGTCTCCAAGGTAACTGCAGTAGATCTTGCAGATATGATCCTTGATTTGGAGAGTGATGAGAACATCCGCTATGGCGTCCTTGATAGTTCTCTTTGGCATAATCGTGGTGATCGAGGTCCTTCTCTGGCAGAACAAATGATCCAACGGGGTTGTCGCTGGCGTCCAGCAGATCGCTCCAGAGGCTCTCGTGTTGCTGGTAAAAACAAGATCCACCACTTGTTGCAAGTAGATCCCTACTCGGAGTTACCGGGTATCCAGATCTTCAATACCTGTCGTGGGCTTATTTCTCAAATACCAGCACTACCTCTAGACAAGAAGAACCCCGAGGATATTGACACCAACTCTGAAGATCACCTCTATGATGCTCTTCGGTATGGTGTTATGACAAGACCTAAGAGTCATCTCTTTGACTATGATCCCGCTTCATCACGTAGCGGCTTTCAGATTGCAGAACCTACTTTTGGTTATTGAGGTTAATGATGGGGATTGTCACTATTAGGAGGCGTTGTGGTGGGGCAATGCTAAGGGTAAAAAAGTCAATAAATTGGATTCTTTTTGCACGTAAGTGGGATGACAGTGGTATATGGATAGACGAGGGTACTTGGGATGATTAATAACGGTGAAAGTGGTTTTAGTGTAAGACAAAAACTAAATACTGCGTTGGAAGAGATTGATAGGCTAACCGAAATTCTTGATGATCCTCAGCCGTGGCTGGATACAGTAACCGCACTATTGGCAGATACCACGCTGACATACACTGCTGGTCAAACCGGGACCGTCACGATGGGTCAGTATATCATGACGCGGGCCGAGGGGTTCAGCTACAGCGTGGCTGCTAGTGGTGCATCGGATCACCACATCACCACGGCGGGCGGGGTTAAGCTGTATGCGCTGTCTGGCGACGTGAGGGCCTTCGGCGCTGTCGGTGATGGCGTGACCAATGATGCCGACGCTTTGATCGATGCTCTTGGAACTGGTCGAGAAGTGATCATTCCCGAAACTTCGTTCATTTCTTTGTCGGCAGGTCAGGTTCAGACGTTTATCGAGAACCTAAACCTCGTATCGCCGAAGCAGATCACGGAGTTTCTTTTGCCCGCAGGTGATCACGCGATCACGCAGCAGGTCGAGTTGACAAATCCAGACGCGCGGAACATTGTGATCAAGGGCGATGTTCGCGCTCAAGTTTCGTTGACTGCTGCGGTCAGTGTTGGCGGCGGCCCGCGCGCTCATAGCATCCGCTGCACGCTTTCCGATGCCAGCGATGTGGAGGTCGATGATTATCTCTACATCGGCTACACCAGCGGCACAGGCGTTTTCAACGCGGTTGAGGGCGTTTGGAAGGTCACGGCGAAATCTGGCAGCGACGTGACAGTCAAGAACACGATTAACGCTGCGTGGCCAACGATGACGGCGAGCGGCGGGCGTGTTGTTCCGCTCAAGACCATTCTTCGCTGGCCTGTTTCACAGCGCGGCCTTGCGATCTCTGGATGTCAGCTTCGCACGCTTGAGAACCTCGTTCTGGCGAGCCAGTTTGACATCACATCTGGATCGCCTGTCGATAGCTATTCTGATGGCCTTCAGGTCGGCACTGCATCCGACCAATTGAACACGGGCAGCTTCGAAAGCCAGCAAACGAACGGCGGCGAAATCTGGTGTAAGAATGTCGGCATCGTGGAGTGGGAAGGCAACGGCGTCCAGACTTTGGGTGGCAATGCTTACTTCTCCCAAGCTGCGGCCTGTTCCAATGGCTGGCGTGGCTTTCAGGCGGCGCGCACGGGCACGGTTGCGTGCAAGGCCTGCATTGCCAGCGGCAACGGCGCATCAGGCTTTGAGGCGGAAGCTATGGGCTTCACGAACGCCGATGATGGCGTTGCCGTAGGAAATTGGCAGCAAGGCGTTTTTGTCATTGGAGCCGCCAGCGTCAGTTTCATTGATGGCTTTTCCTTGCTGAACCAAAACGTAGGCCTCGATGCTCGTAACTACGGCACCATCCTTGCCGATGGCGCGAAAGTCGATGGCAACGTTCTTCGCGGGATCAATTCTATTGCAGGCAACGTCTTGTTCGGCGCAGGCGCGACCGCATCAAACAACGGAACAGGTGTCGGCATATCGGTCGATGTCAACACCTCAGAGGGTGGCATCGTCAACGGAAACGGCGCGTCCAGCCTCGGGATCATTCAAACTTCCACCACGACATCTTCCGTTGTGATTGACACTGACGGCGAGCAGATTTGGGGCAATGGGCTTTTTGTCGAAACCCGGTCAACTGGTGCAAAAAACGCTATCAGAAACACCTCAATTGCTGACCTAGTCATTCAATCCGATGTGTCTGGCTCTGGGACATATCTTGATCTGTTGAGGATTAAGGGAAACGACGGAACATTCTTTCCAGATCAGGATGGCGTTCCCAATCTTGGTCGGGCTTCTGAGCGGTGGGATACCGTCTTTGCCACAACGGGAACGATCAACACATCTGACGAGACCGAAAAACAGGACATTCGCGCAGCGACTGATGCTGAAATGCAAGTGGCGCAGGCGATCAAGTCCAGTTTTAAGATGTTCCGCTTCAAAGATGCTGTTGCTCAAAAGGGCGATGGAGCGAGGTTGCACTTCGGCGTGATTGCACAAGATGTAAAAGCGGCGTTTGAGGCAGAGGGTCTTGACCCAGAGCGCTACGGAATTTTCTGCTCGAACACTTGGTGGGTCGGTGCAGATGGAAATGTGCATGATGAACCATCTGGCGGGCTGACCGAAGTCACTCGCCTTGGCGTTCGCTATGAAGAACTGCTGGCCTTTGTGGTCGCTGCAATTTGAGGAGAAGTGAAATGACAATTCGACAACAAGGTGGAGTTACACTAAATTCAGGAAACAAAATATGGAAATAAACGATAAGCTAGTATTTGAAGAAGGCCCTTTTACACTTGTTTAACTACAACCCTAATGCCCCTCGTACTGGTTTTCAGGCCAGTGATGAAAAGTTTGGATACTAATAATGAAAACTGACGACAGAGTGTTGATGGATGAAGCTGTAGCCTCCGGGCTTAAGGACCGTTCAAAAGGTGACTATGTTGATCGTCCTGCGGGGCAAATCTCCCAACTCGTACGGGAGAAGTACAATCGTGCATCTGATGCCCGTCAAGGGGAAGAGACTCGTTGGCTTAGGGCCTACCGCAACTATCGGGGTATTTATGGCCCAGATGTCCAATTCACTGAGACAGAGAAGTCCCGAGTCTTTATCAAGGTCACAAAGACTAAAGTCCTTGCGGCATATGGACAGATTACGGAAGTACTCTTCGGCAATAACCGCTTTCCCATTTCTATCAACCCCACTACCCTACCTGAGGGTGTTGTGGAGAGTGTCTATCTCGATACTAACCCACAAACATCTAGTCTGGCTCAGGGAGCCGCTCAGGGGGCACCTGCAGAGGCACCTAAGCTTCTGCCGGGGGAAACACTACGGGATTTTCGTGAGCGTCTGGGTGGCCTCTCAGCGACTCTGGAGCCTGTGAAGGATAAACTTAAGGAAGGTCCGGGTAACGGACCCACTGAAGTGGCCTTTAGCCCAGCTATGGTCTCTGCGAAGAAGATGGAGAAAAAGATCCACGACCAGCTTGAAGAATCTGATGCGAAGAAACAACTCCGCTCATCTGCTTTTGAAGCTGCACTCTTCGGCACAGGGGTCATGAAAGGTCCCTTCGCTGCAGATAAAGAGTATCCTAATTGGGATGATGAAGGTAACTACGACCCCACTATCAAAATCACCCCTCAAACTTCCTATGTGTCCCTTTGGGACTTCTACCCGGACCCAGACGCACGTAATATGGAAGAGGCTGAATTTGTGGTTCAACGCCACAAGATGTCTCGCTCCAAGCTTCGGGCACTCAAGCGCCGACCCTTCTTCCGCACCAATGCCATTGATTCTGCCCTCGTGAGTGGTGAGAGTTACATTAAAGAGTGGTGGGAGCAGGCTATGGAGGATGATGAAGACCAAGGGACTCAAGTAGAACGCTTTGAGGTCCTTGAGTTCTGGGGGTATATGGATACCTCCGCACTGAAGAAATACGGGGTGGAGATCCCCTCAGAACTTCGTGATAAGGATGAGGTCTCGGTAAACATCTGGCTTTGTAATGACCAGATCCTCCGTCTTGTCATGAACCCCTTTAAGCCTGCCTACCTACCTTACTATGCGGTGCCCTATGAGATTAACCCCTACAGTTTCTTTGGGGTAGGTGTGGCTGAGAATATGGATGACACTCAGACCTTGATGAATGGTTTCATGCGTATGTCTATTGATAACGCAGCCTTGTCCGGGAACCTTATTATCGAGATTGATGAGTCAAACTTGGTTCCGGGCCAAGACCTTTCTGTCTACCCCGGTAAGGTATTCCGTCGTGAAGGTGGTGCCCCGGGTCAGGCCATCTTTGGTACAAAGTTTCCCAACGTATCCAACGAGAATATGCAGATGTTTGACAAGGCACGTCAGCTTGCAGATGAGTCTACGGGCTTTCCTTCGTTTGCTCACGGACAGACGGGTATTACTGGTGTTGGTCGTACAGCCTCTGGCATTTCCATGTTGATGTCTGCTGCCAACGGCTCTATCCGCACCGTTATCAAGAACTTTGATGACTATCTCTTGGGGCCTTTGGGGCGAGCACTTTTCCACTTCAATATGCAGTTTGACCACGACCAAGAAATCAAAGGTGACCTTGAAGTACGTGCTGAAGGTACCGAGTCCCTGATGGCTAATGAAGTTCGTAGCCAGCGGTTGATGCAGTTCCTTGGGGTTGTTCAAAACCCTGTACTAGCCCCATTTGCTAAAATGGACTACCTTATCCGTGAAATTGCTAAGAGTATGGAACTTGATCCCGATAAGGTAGCCAACTCTATGGGCGCTGCAGCTATTCAAGCTGAACTGCTTAAGAAGTTCCAAGCTGAAAATCCTCAGGTGGGGGCACCTCAAGCTCCTGCTGGGGTTCAAGCCCAAGACACTACTGGTAGCGGTGGTGGTAACATGGGGACTGGTTCCGTACCAACACCCGGAGAGCCGGGGTTCTCAGCTAACACTGGAGCTATGCAGTGAACCTAAAACCTTTTGTGAATAACAAGGAACTCTACGAGGACTTCTTGGAGTTTCTTGACACAGCTATTGCTAAAGAGCACAAGAGTCTGGAACAGGCTATAGATATGGCAACGGTATACCGCACTCAAGGGTCTTTGTTTACCCTACGTAGGATGAAGACTTTGAAGGAGCAGGTTAATGGCTGATCTTGAAACTCAAACAAAACAAGCTTTTCAAGAAAACTACGACTTTGGCTCTGGAGGGGAGGCCCCCAAGGGTAAAGGCTATGTGGAACTGTTGGTAGATAATATTGTTGGTCTTGACAATGATTACGAATCCTTTGGGGAAGCCTTTAGTAAATCCTTCAATAAGGACGAGCTTGGTACGCTCAAAAACATGGCAGTCAGTGCTTACGAGGGTGCCAAAGAGTTTGTAACCAGCCCCATTGAAACTTCCAAAGACATTGCCACAGAAATCTATGATAGTGTCTCCAGACTTGGTACGGAAAGCCTTGACGGCAGAATCAAGCGGATGTATGGTGTAGGTTATCAAGAAGCTACTGACGAACAGGTCACTAAGGCCAGAGAGGCTGTCCTTGGGGATGCTATCACTGCTTCCTCCTTGGTCCCTGCTGCTAAGGGTACAACGACAGTAGCTAAGGCTGCTATCCCCGGCAAGGTTCAGGCTGACGTTGTGGACTGGACGCGTTCTTTACTTGACGGTGACAAAGAGTTCAGAACCGAATCTAAGAAACCTGCACGAGGCTTGAGTGCTCAGGCTGTTCGCGGTGAGGGTACTTCTGAGGATATCCTAGATACAACGGGCCTAATTGCAACAGGGGGTCTTAGCGGGGCTGTGCCTAAGGGTGCTCTTCGTAGCTTTGGGGGTAAGACTGAACAGTACCTTGCCCCAATCTATAAGAAAAAATCTGCTATAAACCCTGAAGGACCAGATATAACCTTTGGGTCAAAAAAGTTACGAGACCTCTTTGAAGAAGACAGCTTTGATAAACCTTTAAGCTTTAGTGACGAGGGGGAGTGGGATCTTGAAGATTTAGAGGGTTTTACCCCAGTTTCCGAAAGCTACGATAGCTCAAAGTTAGGTTATGCAAGAAACATGGACCTACATACCCTAGCAGAGATTAGCCTTGGTAAGGTTAATCTAGAGGAAGCCCTAGATTACATCGGAACAGATGCGACTCCCGAGGCTATTAGTTATATCAGTTCCCGTTTGAACAGGCTCTCTAATAACCCGGAGTTTGTAGCTTACAAAAATAGCCTTGAAGCAAATCCGGGTTTTGACTTTATCAAAGCTTACTATGAAAATCTCCCAAAGGGGGAGGCTGATGTAGTTTTTAGGTCCCCAGTCCCTGAAGTCTTGGATAACATGGCTTGGCCAAAAAAGGGGAAAGATGGTTATCAAATCATCAGTGAGCTACAAAAAAACCCAAGTGTGCTCAAGTCTGAGTTAGATACAATCCTCCCCGAAATTGACAAAACTAAGAAGTACACTCTAGACGAGGCTCAAGAGGTTGTTAAGGGGAATCTTTGGGATACTAGGGTTCAGGTACTTAGTGGTAATGACGCCAAGTGGGAAGCATACCAGAGACAACCAATAAATGGGCCTCACAAAGACTACTTTGAGCTACTTATTAACTCTGAAAGAGCCTCCCCCGATAAATCAGGTTTTAAGCCTAAGGGTTCACATTTTCAAGATAAGACACTTGCACATGCAAGGGCTTCTGTTCAGGAAGACCAGAGGGGGGATTTTATCCTTGTAGAGGAGATACAGTCTGATCTTCTACAACATGGGGCACTATCCCCTCAAAAAGGCAAAACGGTTAAAAGTCCCGCACAGGTGGTAGAAGAGTCCCCCCATCTAAGTAGCTATGACAACTTAGATAAAAAGCTCCTACAGTTAATTGGGGAAGATAGAGACCCCATGTTTTTTGACTGGAGGGGTTATGAGGATTTTATCCTAGAGGTGGGACCAGAGAATTTGATACCTAACAGCAGTCTGGGGGACGTTTTAACCGTTCTTGCGAAGGAGACTGGTGGGCAGTCACCCTCAGACAATTTATTGGGTCTGTACACAAACTATAAAGTAGGTTTTAAGAACCCTAATGCTTGGACCTCCCCACAAACAGATACTGGGTGGGATTATTGGGACAATCTTAAAGATACCTATTATAATGTGGTTGCACCTGAGGTCTCTTCCTATAATGAACCGGGTATCTCTTCTCCTCCACTAAAAAAAATTGAGGATAGTGTAAGGATGACACTTACCTCTATGATATCTGAAGCAGATGCTAGGGGTATAGATCGAATTGTTATACCCCCTCTTGAGCAGATTGTTAGTCGTAGATTTACTAAAGGTACAGAGCAGTTTGAAAAGGCCATGAAGCCTAATAGCCTCTTCTCTAAGATATATACTACATATATACAAGATGCTGTTAGAGACCTTCAAAAAGAGGTTGGTTCAGGTAATATCTCCACTAGACTGGTTGATCTAGACTATACAGAAGGTCCAACAACAGGTCTAGAGATAGATTTTACGGGTCTGCGTAAGTCTGACTACGACATCAAGACACCTAAATTTGCAGAAGGTGGCTTAACAATGGATGAACAAATGAACAAACTCTTTGCTGAAGGTGGTATCAATACTGGTGATATCCAACGAGACCCTATCTCTGGAAATGAAGTACCCCCGGGGTCTCTCCCCGAAGAAGTGCGTGATGATATCCCAGCCAAACTTTCATCTGGGGAATATGTTATTCCTGCGGATGTACTCCGGTACTATGGGGTAGCCTTCTTTGAAAAACTCCGTACCAAAGCTAAACAAGGTTTGAGTGAGATGGACTCTGAGGGTCGTATTGGTGGAGACACTGAAGGTCCTCAAGAGACTGCTATGGAGCAGGGTGAAGAAGAAGACTTCCCGTTTTCTCTGGAAGAACTCCAAGCTGAAGATAACTCTTTGGAAATGGCTGAGGGTGGTGTCGTACCAGATACTCCCACTGCTAACTTCGATCCTAACAAGTTCTCTTATAGCCCCACAACAGGTGCTACTGGTTCTCAGATGAAGCAGTATAAGGATAAGGATGGTAACATCGTCCAAGTTCTGTTCATCAATGGCAAACCTATTGTAGACGTAGATGCTCTTGGTTATACCCTGTACGACCCAGCTACAGAGTCAACTGCTGCTGTTGCCACCGGAGAAGAGGTTAAGAAGCCTGAGAAAACAGACGAAAACCCCCAAGAACGCGATAAGTTCATGGTCAAGGGTGCCACAGAGAAATCAGCTAGAACTCCTACCAAAGCCTTCAAGGATGTGAATTGGGCTTCAACTAGCCCCGCAGAGGCAGCTAACTTGATCGGTAATAGCTTTGACCCTACCTTTGGGGATAAGCTTGGTACAGCCCTTGGGTCACTCTTGGGCGGTAGCGCAGGGGGAGGTCTTGGTCTTACAGCAGGAGGTAAGCTGGCAAAAACAGCCATCGCTACAATGAATCTCCGAGAAGCAGCCAGTGCAGTCGCCACCTTCAGGGCAAGTGGGAATACCGCTGCAGCAGATGCCGCCCAAGCAAAACTCGATGAACTTTCAAAAGGTATCCCTAATGCTGCGAAAATGATCTCTGGTCTGGGTACAGTAGAACCATTTGATATTGGTCTCCCAGAGGCAGTTCAAACCCCTACATCCCTTACTTCCAAGACTAGCTCTGGTGGTAAATCCGCAGGTATTGCAACACCCACATCTATTGTGAAAGGTGCTACTTCTCTTGGGGATGGCAGTGATAAGTCCGGTGGACTCTCTTACAGTAAGGATGTAACCGGGGGTAAGTCTGCCACAGAAAGTATCAAGAGTGCTGGTGGTACCATGAGTGGGGGCCTTGGGTTTGGCAAAGACCTTAGTGGAAGCCCTAACATGGGACCCTCTGGTAATGACTTTAGCATGGGTACCCCCGTTAAAGAAGAAAGTTATGACCAAACAATCGCTCGTGGCGGTGGCTTTAAAAAAGGCGGTCTCGTAGCAAAACCTAAACCTGCTGCAAAGAAAGCCCCCCGTCGTAAAATGAAGATTTGACAATCTACCACAAATAGGCTAGATTATTAAGATAAGGCTACCCGGGGGATAGACCCCCGGCCCCACAGAAAGGATAAGCCACGTGGATGTAATGGAAAAACCCAAGGTCGCAGGATTTGTGAATCAGGGTAATAGTCGTAGTAACCGTAAGCGCATTGAACAAGAAGAAAAGGAACTCGAAGAGCTTCTCACAGGAAAGACCCCCCAAGAGGAAACTACGGACGAAGAGCCTGAAGTAGAGGCTACAGAAGAAAAACCTCTCACCCGAGAGGAAGAATCCTTTAAGAAGCGTTATGGAGATCTCCGTCGCCACCTACAGCAAAAAGAAGCTGAGTGGGAAACTCGGTTCAAGCAGTTGGAGTCTAAGAGTCCAGAACTCCCTGCCAAAGAAGAGGATCTAGAGGAGTGGGTGAATAAGCATCCAGACGTGGCGGCTATTGTTCAAGCTCTTGCAGCTAAAGAGGCTGATAAGCGTTTTCAAGGTGCTGAAACCCGTCTCCGTCAAATTGATGAAGAGCGGGAAGAACTCTCTCGTCAACGGGCAGAACAAGTTATCCGTAAGTCTCACTCTGACTTTGATGAGATCAAGGCTTCTGACGCATTCCATGATTGGGCAGAGGAACAACCTAAGTGGGTTCAAGATGCAGTCTATGAGAATGCAGATGATCCTAAGTCTGTCATTCGCGTAATTGATCTGTATAAGGTTGATAAGGGGATGACCAAGCAGGCTCGTAAGCAGCAAGACAAAGATGCAGCTTCTACCATCCCCACTAAATCTCGTACTACTATCGAGGATGATGAGGGCCAAGCATATTTCTCTGAGTCTCAAGTTGCAAAGATGTCCGACAAGGACTACGAGAAAAACCAAGACAAGATTATGGAAGCTATGCGTACAGGTAAATTTAAGTACGATCTTTCAGGTGGTGCTCGATAAAGAGTTGACAAAACTCAAGAACACCATATAACTAGATACTATCACCAGAGGCCCCTTTAAGGATACCCTCTGGCACCTTACTAGAGTGTTAGTCTGTAGGTAGTAATACCTTTGTAAGACTAACCTATCTTGCCCTTGTAACTCAGTAGGTAGAGTGCCTGATTTGTAATCAGGATGCCGTGGGTTCGATTCCTGCCGGGGGCACCAAACGAATAACACTTCAGGACTACCCAAGCTGTTGGGCCTCCGTAAGGCTGATCCCCTTAGGACACCCCATAAAGATTGGCCTCTGTGAATCTGGTCTGTTCGTTCTTTCTCGGGTCATAAGGGCCTGAGGTCTAACTTATACGCCATAACAAAGGAGAATCTCTTATGGCTTTCGCTTCCGCTGCAGGTTATACGAACCTGCCCAATGGCAATTTCAGCCCGGTTATCTACTCGAAGAAGGTGCAGCTTGCACTGCGTAAGAAAACCACTGCTGCCGACATCACGAACTCGGACTACTTTGGTGAAATCTCGGGCCAAGGTGATACTGTGCGTATCATCAAGGAACCGGAAATCTCGGTTTCGGCTTATGCCCGTGGTACTCAGGTTACTGCTCAGGACCTGCAGGATGATGACTTCTCGTTGACCGTTGACAAGGCTAACTATTTTGCCTTCAAGGTTGATGATATTGAAGAGAAGCATTCGCATGTCAACTTCATGGACATGGCCACCAATCGTGCTGCTTACCGTCTTGCTGACCAGTATGACCAAGAAGTTCTTGGTTACATCTCGGGTTACAAGCAGGCAACCCTCCACACCAACGCGGATACCGTGAACGATCAAGTCTCGGGCACTGTTGCTGTTGATACTGCTGGTACTGACGAACTGCTTTCGACTATGAAGCTGTCGCGTCCGAGCTTTGGTAACATCACAACAGCGGGTTCGACTGGGGACTCTATCCCGGTTGCTGCTCGTCTCCCGGGTGCTACTGCTCTCCCGACCACCTACGTCTCTCCGGTTATGCTGATTAACCGTATGGGTCGTCTTCTGGACCAACAGAACGTGGATAAGTCGGGCCGCTGGATCGTGATTGACCCGGTGCTGCTGGAAGTTCTCGCTGATGAAGACTCGCGCTTCATGAACGCTGACTTTGGTGACTCGGGTAGTCTCCGTAACGGTCTGGTCATTAACCAGTGGAACGGTTTCCGTGTGTATGTCTCGAACAACCTGCCTTCGGTTGGTACGGGTCCTGCTACTACGGGTACCTCGGCCCAGTCGAGCAACTTCGGTGTTCTGGTTGCTGGTCATGACTCGTCTGTTGCTACTGCCGAGCAGATCAACAAGACCGAGAGCTACCGTGACCCGGACTCGTTCGCTGATATCGTTCGTGGTATGCACCTCTATGGTCGCAAGATCCTTCGTCCTGAAGGTATCTCGGTCGCACGTTACAACCTCGCCTAAGGCGCTTAGGGGGGCCATAAGGGTCCCCCTTACAACTTCCTCGAAAGGATAATTCTATGTCTCTCGCGCAAGCTCTGCGTAGTCAGGCGATTGTGGTTGATAAATATGTTGACCTCGCCGCTACTTCGGGTACCACTGTTGGTATCTCGGTTCCTGCTGGCACTCTGGTGCTGGCTGTTGGTTTTGAACCCTCGGAAGCTGTCCCGGATGTCACCACCTACACTATGGACATCACAGACGGTACTACTACTTTTGCTAACGATCTTAACTTTGATAATATTGCCGCTGGCACTATCAAGGTTGGCACTACCGCTGGTGTAGTTGCCGCTGCAGATACGATTGACGTTGTGACTACTATCTCGGGTTCCCCGGGTGTTATCACCGGACGCCTGTTTGCTGTGATTATTGATGCTAACGAGTCGGTTCGTCCTGCGGCTTCTGCTGCCCGCGATAAGCTGGCTTAATAACCTTGGGGCCGACCTCTCTATGGGGTCGGTCTCTTCTTTTAGGGGGTAGCCCCTAACTTGGTAGTATAAAAGGACGCACCATGTCTAAGGGCAATACTTTCGAAAATGATCTGTTGAAGTTGATCTTCAACGCCACAGCGATTGCAAACATCGCGGACAATGCGGTCACATCGCCACTGACCAACCTCTATGTTTCACTTCACACTGCCGACCCCGGCGAGGCTGGTAACCAGACCACGAACGAATGTGCATACACCAGCTATGCTCGTGTGGCGGTGGCACGGTCCGGTGCTGGGTGGACTGTCACAGCCAATAGTGTTTCGCCTGCGGCTGCGATTGCCTTCCCTGCGGCCACGGGCGGCACCGAGACGGCAACCTATGCTGGGTTCGGCACCGATGCGAGCGGCACTGGCAAGTTGCTCTACAGCGGCGCTATCAGCCCCACGATTGATATCTCGTCCGGGGTAACGCCTCGCCTTACCACGGCCACGGCTATCACCGAGGATTGATCTTATGGTTAAGCTCGTCAACCGCGCAAAGATGACCACGGCAACGACTGGCACGGGAACAATCACTCTCGGGTCGGCCTCTGCGGGCTACCAGACCTTTGCTGACGCGGGTGTGGTTGATGCGGATGTGGTCAGCTATGTCATCGAGGATGGCAACGACTGGGAGATCGGGACCGGAGCCTATACGGCATCTGGCACCACGTTGTCTCGTTCTGTCTCTGAGAGTTCAAATGCAGATTCTGCGCTGAACTTGACCGGGGCCGCTGCGGTTTTTGTGTCGGCCATTGCGTCTGATATTGTCACGCCGGGTAACACCCAGACCCTCACCAACAAGACCCTGACAAGCCCAGCGATTGGCGGGACCATCCTTGAAGAGGTCTATGCCATAACGGGCACCTCGCCTGCGCTTGACCCTGACAATGGGTCAATCCAGACATGGACATTAAGCGGGGCGTCTACGCCTTCGGATAACTTATCCTCGGGTGAGGCTATCACGCTGATGATTGACGATGGGGCCGCAAACACGATCACATGGCCGACGATGATTTGGGTCAATAACGCAGGTTCCGCCCCGACTTTGGCTACCTCAGGCTATACGGTTATTGCACTGTGGAAGGTATCCACAACGCTCTATGGCGCACTTGTAGGGGATGGATCGTAATGTTGTGGCATAAAGCGATAGGGGCTGGGGGACTTGTAGGCGGAGGCGGAGGCGGTGGCGGTGAGGTCACTTTTGTAGGGGCCGTGGTTGATGATGGAACTTTTGCGAGTACTATCGGGGCGGATGATTGTGTTATCTTGGTCCAAGGCAAGGGTGGCAGTAACCCATCGAGTGCCCCAGATGGATTTACTTTGCTGGCATCTAGCGTAAGCAACGCCTTTTGGGCTGCGGCGTATTACTCATTTGGGGCGCAGAGTATCAGTCTAACGGCTAACTATGGGGTGGCGTTTGCATTCACTGGCACAAGCTCGGCCCTTGCTCCAACAGTGGCTAGTATCGAGGGTTTTGATGATACCGCTGACCCGCCTTCGCTGACAGGATTTTCTGGGGGAGATATGGTTGTTGCTGGTGCTTGTTTTGATGGTGCATCCATCGACTCTGGGCCTATCGGGTTTATTTCTACGCTGAATGGCAGAATTGGGGCCGCGTATAATGGCAGCACCACATCGACGGAAGATCCCCCCGGTTTTGGGACCTCGGGTGACGATGAGTGGATCGCGTTTACGATCAAAGTCCAAGCAGGGTAAGGAATCATTATGTATATAAAACTCAAAGACGGTATGCCCGAGAGGTATTCAATATCAAAGCTCAGAAAGGACAATCCCAATACATCATTTCCGAAGGAGGTGCCTGATGCGGCCTTGGCTGGGTGGGGCGTCTATGCCTACACCCGGAAGGCTCGACCAGACTACATCCCGGAAACGCAGAGTTGCTCTGAAGGCGACTTTGAACAGGTGGACGGGGAATGGTTTCTTGGTTGGGTGGTGACAGATAAACCTATCGCAGAAATCCGCGAATATTCAGAGATCACACGGATGGAGTTCTGCAACAACCTTGCCAATGTCGGGGTGCTAACCAACAAAGATGCAATTGATGTAGCGCGCGGTGACTGGCCATATGCGATGGCAGACTTCCTTAATTATCTGAATCCAGCGGAATCGCGGGGTATTCAGATCGAGTGGGCTACCGCTGCAAGTGTCCGCAGGATGCACCCATTCGTGCTCCTGTTGGGGTCTTGGCTCAACCTCACCGATGAGCAGGTCGACACACTGTTTGGCATCGGGGCCTAGTAGATGCTCGGGTTTTCACCCCTTGCATCTGCACCGATTGGTGCCCTACCAATCACAGCCCTTCTCGCTGATGCAGTCGCGTCATCCTCCGGCACAAGCACGGTTGCAGGAGTTGGGTCATCAACAGCCGATGGTGTTGCGTCCATATCCGGCGTTGCATCCGTGTCTGCCGTTGGTTCGTCAACTGCTGATGCTGTTGCATCCATATCCGGGTCCGCAACAGTTGCTGCGGTCGGTGAAGCTACCGCAGACGCTGTGGCATCAATCGGTGGCACAAGCACGGTATCGGCTGTAGGAGAGGCCACGGCAGACGCTACCGCCACCATATCAGGCACAAGCACAGTTGCCGCTGTAGGGTCGACTGTGGCCTTCTCTGATGCGTCTGCCACCATATCAGGCACAAGCACAGTTGCCGCTGTAGGGTCGGCTATCATTCTTGCAGAAGCCGCAGCAGGGGCTTCTGGTACAGTTACAGTCTCGGTGACAGGTGAGTCCACCTCGGAGAGTGTTGGTACGGTTACCAATACCAGTGTAATCTCCGTTGTTGGTTCCTCTACAGTAGACGGTGTGGTGGTGGTTTCGGGGGTAGGTGGTGTCTTGGTTTACCACCAAAGGCTTTTTGATACCAACTACAACAAGTCCCGGGTTGTATTCGCAACAGGTGAAAACAGGGTTGCTATCTTACCAATGTCGCCTAGGAAACCCACCCAAGATATCCGCCCAGAGAATAGAACAATGAGGATTTAAGATGAGTTTCAAATGGCCAAATAAAGGTAGTGAAGAGGTGCTGGACTACAGCTTGGACTGGTCCCGCTTCCTGCGTACCTCAGAGACCATCTCTTCCGTTGCTTGGTCAATCAACGACGAGGATGGGGTTAAACAAAGCTTTACCACCCCTAACACTATCAATAACCTTACCCACGGAGGGGATACAAATAGTAACACCGTGGCTACTATCACACTCTCTGGTGGAACTAATAACACTACCTACAAGCTCTACTGCGCTGTTACACTTAGTTCTGGGTATGTGGCTGAAAGAAGTGTAACCCTACGTATCAAGGAACGCTAAGATGGCTTATGATTTTCTGGGTTTAACTAATGATGTTAATCGGCGTCTAAACGAAGTAGAACTTACCTCCATCACCTTTGCCAGTGCAGTAGGTTTCTACTCCTCCCTCAAAGAGGGGGTTAACTCTGCGTTGCGCACAATTAACCACCAAGAGTTTGAATGGCCCTTTAACCACATCCTAGCAGAGGAAGAACTCTCTGCTGGTGTAACTCGTTATGGATACCCTTCAGATGCAAAGAGTGTGGATATGGATAGCTTCCGTATCAAGCGTGACGCTACTCTTGGTAATGAAACTAAACGACTCCGTATACTCTCTTACGAGGACTACCTTGACAAACACGTAGATGATGAGTATAACACAGGGGATACGTCTATTCGTAGTATCCCTACACATGTATTCAGATCCCCCTCTCAAGAGTTTGGGGTCCATCCTGTCCCTGATAAGGATTACCCGCTAGTATACGAATACTACACCTTTCCCGCAGACCTGATTTTGCACTCAGATGTACCTACAGTACCTGAGCAGTTTCGTTCTATCATTGTTGAAGGTGCCATGTATTACGCCTACATGTTCCGTGGGGACAATGAAAGTTCCCAACTCTCCCTGCAAAAATTTAATCAGGGTATTAAAGATATGCGTGGTATCTATATCAACCGCTATGAATATCTTCGTGACACTCGGAAAGCCTTTTAATGCCTAACCAATGGCAAACATTCCCAGTAGAATTTAAGGGTGGTTTGATTTCAAACCTCAGTCCTCTGCAACAGGGGATAAACGCTGTTGGCTCCGCTACAATCCTACAGAACTTCGAACCCTCTAAAGATGGTGGGTATAAAAAGGTTCTTGGTTACAGCAAATACCTAGACAACGAGATCACAGGCTCTGGGCCTATTCTTGGGGTCAAAGTTGCTAACCCTGAAAAAGTTATTGCAGTCCGTAAGAACGGGAGTAGCGTCTCCCAGTACTGGATCAATGTGGGGGTTGCGTGGTCTTCCTTGGCTTCTGCTGCATCTCTCGGGGGCAAGGTAAGGGGCGTCAGCTTTAACTTCAATGGCACACACAAGATTCTCTTTGTCGATGGCCTAAACAAACTGGCCCTCTTTGAGGATACTACAGACACACTTAGCTTCCTCACCACCCCCTCAGATGTGGAAGGTGGATCTCAAGTAGCAATTTACAAGAACCACGTCTTTGTTGCAAAAGATACAGTGTTGTCTTTCTCTGCACCTTATGATGAGAGTGACTGGACTGTAGCTAATGGTGCAGGTACAGTTAATATCGGTCATAGCATTACTGGGTTGATCGTCTTCCGGGACCAACTCATTATCTTCAGCCGTAACAAGATCCAGAGGCTTGTTGGTAGTTCTGTCTCCGACTTCCAACTTGTACCTATCGCAGAAGATATTGGCTGTCTCTACTCTGACACGATTCAAGAAGTTGGTGGCGATGTCCTATTCATGGCCGCTGATGGTCTTCGGTTGTTGGGGGCTACAGAACGCCTTGGGGATTTTGGCCTAGAGGTTGCTTCCGCACCTATCACCAAAGATGCTCAAACCTTCGTCAATAGCTCAGAGATTTTCTCTAGTATTGTACTCCGGGGGAAAGCTCAATACCGAGTTTTTAGTTACATTTCCTCGGTCAACACTGAAAATTCACAAGGTCTTCTAACAACAAAGTTCTCGGACCAAGGTGCCTCTCGTATGGAGTGGGCTACCCTCAAGGGGTTTAAGGCTTATTGTGCAGATGGCAGATCTGTCCCCGGACAAGAGATCACTATAATAGGGGGAGACGATGGTTATGTGTACGAGTTGGAGACTCAAAGTAGTCGAGATGGGGAAGTCATTGAAGCAATCTTTCAATCCCCCTTCATGCCTATCACGGACCCTCAAAAACGTAAGACGCTGTACAAGTTGGCTCTTTATACAGATACATCAGGTACTTTTGAGATTGATCTAAATCTGTACTTTGACATCTTCAAAAATACCAACTATAATAGTACGGTAAAACCTAACACCATCACCCTTCAAAGTTCTAGTGCTGGGGTTTACTTCTATGGTAGCACTAGCGCAGTTTATGGTTCTGCTCTCTATGGGGCGGAACTTGATAAAGTTTATGATACACCTTTGATTGGTTCAGGTAAGACTTTCTCTTTCCGTATTGAGGATAGTAGTACTAACCCCTCATTCACACTTGATACAGCCGTCTTTGAATACAGAGAGCACGATAGACAATGACCACTGGATATACTCGTCAAGATACCTCTAACAACATCGCCAATGGTAATACCATTGATGCGGATGATCTCGATCTGGAGTTCGATGCTGTCGATGCTGCCTTTAACAGTAGCACTGGTCACAGCCATGATGGCACTGCTGCTAACGGCTCTCCTATCACTGTTGTAGGCCCTGCACAGGATATTGTCACCACAACCTCCCAGATGGCTCCTAAGACTACTAACACCTATGACCTCGGTTCTGCCACTAATCAGTGGAAGGATTTGTACATTGATGGTGTTGCGTATGTCGATGCGATTGATCTTAACGGTACTGTTATCACGGCTACAGCAGCCGAACTTAACATCCTTGATGGGGTAACGTCCACAGCGGCGGAGTTGAATATCCTTGATGGTGTGACCTCTACTGCAGCAGAACTTAACATCCTTGATGGTGCCACTCTTACGGTTACTGAACTCAATTATGTTGATGGTGTAACCTCAGCTATCCAAACCCAGCTAGATGCTAAACAGACTCTCGACACTGGATTGACATCTATTGCAGGTCTAACCACTGCTGCGGATAAGATGATCTACACCACTGCTCTAGATGTGTATGCTGTAGCGGATCTTACTGCGGCTGGCCGTGCCCTCCTTGATGATGCTAGTGCAGCCGCTCAACTTGTTACTTTGGGTCTTACAGCTACCGCTGCAGAGTTGAACACTCTAGACGGTATTACAGCAACTGTGGGTGAGTTGAATATTCTTGATGGGGTCACTGCAACCACTGCTGAGATCAATATCCTTGATGGTGTGACCTCTACTGCAGCAGAGCTTAACATTCTTGATGGTGCCACTCTTACAGTTACGGAACTCAACTATGTAGATGGGGTTACTTCTGCAATTCAGACTCAGTTGGCTGGTAAAGAGCCCATAGATGCAGAGATACTCCGTGCAGATATAGACGATAACTTGACCGCAGGCTACACTTCTACTGCCGTTAATGACGGCACAAAATCTAGTGGCACTTATACACCCACCCCGACTGGGGGTAACCTGAAACGTGTGGTCAACGGGGGCGCATTTACTCTTGCTGCACCTACTGCCGCAGGGGATTATACACTCATTATTCAGATAACAAATAATGTTTCTGCGGGCACTATTACCCTAAGTGGTTTTAATACTTCAAGTGGTGCATTCACCACAGTAGACGGAGATGATTTTTTTGCCTACGTCACAAAATTAAATGGTTTCACTTCTATAAATATTGAGGCTTTGCAGTGACTTTCCCTTACCCGACCTCCTTAATAACGTCCGCGACGACGGCGGAGTTGCTACTTTTCGCGGAGGACGCTGCGGTTGTAGCGGCGGCGGCAACAACACACCAACTCGGTACACCGGGGTGGAGGCGTTGGGTTGTGGTGGTGCAGACCAGCTTTGACAGCAACACAGCAAACCCCATACCAGACGTGCCGACGATAACAGGCGTCAGCCACACCTACACAGACGGCAACAGCTACTCCTTTTCCGACGACGGGGAGGACAGCCGCGTGACGCTTTTTCACATACCAAACGGCACGGAGTTCCAGTTCTCTTACCTTGACACAACGCAAGGGAACCGGGGCGGAAGCCTCTCAGTATTTGTGCTTCGCGGCCCAAACCCTGACACGTTGACTGTTACCGACGAAGGCAACAGTGACCCGACCACGGTCACGTTCGTAAAGCATGCCGTAACCATTGCTGCGGCACTTAATAACGCCGCAGCAGGGCCGTTAGACGCAAAATTCGACGTCGGGTCGTTTGGCGGTGGGATAGATATCAACCCGACTTCGGGGGTGTCCTACAGTGTCGTTGCCTCTAGGTGCGACTTTTACTCCCTAAAGTGGTACTGAGGCTAGTGTAGTGCTTGGGCAGAGAATTAAGGTAGAATAAATGGCTAAGAAGTTTCTTGGGTTCACCCCAGATCAACAATTCACCCTCCTCTCTAAGATGGGGTACTCTGGGCCTAAAGATCCAAAGTCGATGGAGCAGTTTCTAGCTGCATCACCTAGTGCTGCCAGTAAGATGGGGGCTTATACAAACAAGGCTCAGGAGCTTCTACAGAAGCCTCTACAGATGGCTGATGGTGGTGTTGTGGCTAGTGCCCAAACAGATCTGGATGCCGCCCAGCAAGCCTATGCAGACGCCCAGAAAGCTTTTGCAACTAGCCCTGAAGACCCCTCTAAGATATCCGATCTCAGTACTACTACGCAGAACCTAGGGACTCAGACAGAGGCTTTCAAGGCTACTGCTATCCCTACAGGTGCTGAGGCTGTCTCTGCTGCTATCCAAACTCCAGAAAGTCTTATCAAACCTTTCGAGGTGGCTAAGGTAGAGGAGAAACCAGAGCAACTGATTGCAACGGGTACTGGTCAGGTTCAAGCACCCAGTGTAGTCACCCCCACTACTGTTGTTGAAACTGCTCAAGCTACTGCCCCAGAGAAAACTGAAGCTGCTACTGTAGATACCACTAAGGTGGCCCCTGCTGTAGAACAGACTTTGGCTGATGTAACTGCTGCCACAGGAGAGCCTACAAAGGCTGCTACAGTCCAAGGTCAACTTGAAGGTCTGATGGCACAGTTCGAGGGTGGGGCAACCCCTCCTTGGGCTTCTGGGGCTATGCGGCAAGCTATGGGGATTATGCAGCAGCGTGGCCTTGGGGCCTCGTCTATTGCAGGTCAGGCAGTTGTTCAGGCTGCTATGGAGTCTGCTATCTCTATCGCCTCTCAGGATGCAGCTACCACTGCCCAGTTTGAGATGCAGAACCTCAACAACGAACAGCAGACACTAATCTTCAAAACTCAGCAGCGTATCGCAGGTCTTTTCACTGACCAAGCTGCAGAGAATGCCTCTAAACAGTTCAATGCTGCTAGCCAGAACCAAGTAGACCAGTTCTTTGCTGGTTTGCAAGAGTCCGTATCACGATTCAACGCAGACCAAGTTAATGCCACCATGCAGTTCAATGCTGGCCAGACCAATGCTATCGAGCAGTTCAACTCCCAGATGTCTGCTCAAAGGGACCAGTTCAACGCAACGAACTCCCTCGTAATCTCTCAGGCTAACGCTCAGTGGCGTCAGAACATTGCTACACTAGACACTACGACCCAGAATGAAGCTAACCTGACTCTGGCTAAAGGTGCTATTGGACTTACTACCGCAGGTCTGGAACAGCTATGGCAGAAAGAGAGAGACTTGATGGCATTTGCCTTCCAAGCTTCCGAGAATGCTGGAGATCGTAGCCTTAAAATCCTTCTGGCAGATAAAGAGATCTCAGCACAGAATAAGGCTGCAGCACAAGAAGAGAAAACATATATGGCAGCTACTGCGGTAAAACTCCTCTTTGGTGATGGGGGGCTATTCTAATGGATTATCAATACTCCTACACAGAAATGGATGCCTTGCTTAAAGATATTCTTTCTGGTAAAGTTAAGCAAGATAAAGAGGTCAGTGCTGATAAACCCAGTGCCAGTCTCCTTAGTCGTGTTGAGAAATCTCCTAGACCCAAGGCTCGTCCTTCTGGTCTTAGTAGTCTCCTTGAGTACTCTTTGGGCTTCCGTGAAGATGCTGCTAAAGCCAAACAAGAATTGGGTGTTCTAGCACCTGAAACAAGCCCCCGACCTAAAGCTCTTTCTGAGGCTCTCCCTAAGTCTGATGTTGGGAAGAGGTTGATGGTAGATCTGCAAAAGGATTTTGGTCTGACCAGCGAGCAGGCAGCAGGTTTTGTAGGTAACCTCCACCACGAGTCGGGTGGTTTTACTCAGTTGCAAGAGTTGAACCCACTGGTTCCGGGTTCTCGTGGTGGTGGTGGTTACGCTCAATGGACAGGTCCTCGTAGGGAGGCTTTTGAAACATGGGCCACAGAGGCAGGTCTCCCTTTGGACAGCTATGAAGCAAACTACGGGTTCTTGAAGTATGAACTTGAGAACACCTCAGAGGGTAACTTCTTGGGGAGTCTTCGCAAAGCCCAAGACTATCAAACTGCCGCTAATCTAGTTTCTAACCTCTTCCTTCGACCTAAAAAAGAAACTGCGAACCTGACTCGTAGGGGTCTCCTAGCTAAACAGTACGCTTCAGAAATACCCTTCATGGCTCGTAAAGGTAAATAACAATGTTTAACGCACCTATCCCCGGACAGTCTCTGACTTCTACCCCTAGGAATGCTCCTTGGGAACGCCCCCCTGAGGTTGTTGACCCAGAGGAAGCCCTCAATATCCATCTTGATCGTCTGAACCAACCTGACAAGCTTGAGGCTCTGTTGGATGCTATTAATATGGGCATAGATGTGAAAACCCTAACATCAGGTATTCTTCGTAGTGCTGTGGCCACAGGTATTCATACAATTGATGTCGGTTTGATTATTGCCCCTATCATCCATGAGTTTATTCGCTCAACTGCAGAGATTGCTGGTGTAGAATATGACGAGGGCTTTGAAGATAAGAAGGCTAAAGAAAAATTTGAGTATGCGCGTACGAAGAGTAAAGCTTTGAAGAAGCTCCGTGAGATGGGTGAGGAGCCTGTACTTGAAGCATCTCCTATTGAAGAAGAGATGGTACCTATGATTGAAGAAACACCTGTGTCTGAAGCAAGTACTTCTGGCTTTATCCAGCGGAGGAAATAAGTATGGGCATTTGGAAAGGTATCTATCTTGGCCTCCAAGATGTTGAAGAAAAGAAGCTCCAAAAAGATCAGCTTGAAGCTGCTCGTCAAGAGAAGCTTGCAGATCGTCTAGAGCAACGCCAGATGGCTTTGTTGCAGTTGGCCCCTAAGCGGGCTTCGAGCAATGCTCAAGCTTCCAAGTATGCAGCTAACTTGTCTTGGGTGAAAGGTCGAGTGGGGGGTGGGGAAGCCGCAGAGAAGTTTATCAACCAACTTAACCTTGATCCCTCTGCTGCAGAAGAGGTACAAAAGCTTATCACGGCTGCAGAGGCCAAGACTGGTATTCGGTACTCTGGGGATGAGTTTATGAATGCCGTAACTATTCTGGGTGGTAATATTGACAACCCAGATGTGAAGGAGCGTTTTGCCACTACTGGAGACTATGTTCAAGCTGTTCTTGAATCAGACCTTTCTGACTTCAACAACTTTGCCGAACTCTACCAAGAAGGTGTTGCAGCCCCAACCACAAAACTTGCAGTGGATGTTAACCCAAATCTGTATGCGGCTACAGATACCACTCGTTTTGAAGCACAAAATAAGCTGTTTGACGACAACATCCTTAATACTGCTAAGTCTGAAGTGTCGCGGTTGGCGAAAGAAGATCCTGTAGCTGCGGGTGAGCTTCAAGCTAAGATAAAGCTCTATGGTAAGGATGGTGGTGCTGCAGAGACTGAAGACCTTCGTAAGGTGTTTGGCCCCCAAGTTTATCAAAACTTGTTGGCTTCTTCTTCAGAATACCCAATTCTGCAGAGTATGAAAGTTAACCCTTACTTTGCCCCCTATACACAAGTCCAACAACCTAGTGTTTCTCTATCCTCTGGTGTAGGAGTTTCTGGGGAGGATGCTAGTATCCTGAAGAGCAACCCTTCCGAGGAGAATAAACGCTATTTTGATAGCTTGTATGGGTTGGGTGCAGCAGATGAAGTCTTGGGGGTGTAATCTTGACAGAGACCCTAAACCCCTTTAAGGGGCCTATTAAAGGCGCTACAGTTGCACCTCCTCAGAACCCTTTTAAGGGTCCCGTTGTGCAACCTGAAAAGCCCGTTCAAAAGGGTTATACCGAGTCTGACCTTGTGCTTGATGACTACTACCCTGTGGTTGCAGATTTCATGCGCGCTCGTCACAACTACTCTGAAGAAGAGTTGGCAGACCGTGAAAACACTGTAAAAACCTTTATCAACGAATCTCGTTTCTTTGCTGGAGGTAATGCCCCTCAGGCAGTGAGCGAGATTGCCTTTATTACAAAGCACAGTAAGGATAAAGACACCCTCGCCAAACTTGGTGCAGGGTATGACTTGTTTCAAAATATGAGCGGTCTGTTCTCTGAGGATACAACTTGGGGGGAAACCGCAGGTGGAACTTGGGACTACCTTAGGTCTGCTCTGGTAGACCCGGTTAACTATGCTTCACTGTTTACAGGTGGTCTAGCTAAAGCTGCTGTTACTGGTGGGTCTAAGGTTGGTACAAAAGTAGCACAGAAGCTTGCTATGGACGCCTATACCACAACCCTTCGTGGGAAGATTGCTGGTGGGCTTACAGAAGTCGCGGCAAAGGAGTTGGCTACCAAAGCTGCGGAAAAGGTTTTTGGACAAAGTATGCTCTCTATGGGTGTCCAAAAGTCTGCTCAAATGGGGGTGAACCGCGCTGCTCGTATGGCCACTACAAGTGCTTTTGGTAAACTGACTAACAAAGGGGCGCTTGCAGCTATCATTGCTTCTGGTAGTGTTGATACTCTCTCCGCTATTGGTACAGATGTAGCCTACCAAAAGAGCCTGATTAAGACTGGTGCACAGGAAGAGTACAATCCCTATCAAACGGGTTTGGCTGCTCTTGCTGGTATTGCTATGTCTGGTGTACAGGCAGGCCTACAGCTTCGTAGTGGGGCTTCTAACCTCGCACTTCCCTCTGTAGACGTAGCTAAACCTGTATCGGGGGATGTCGTTAGGAACTTTCGTTCCAGTCTTCTGGAGGGTGATTGGAAGGCTAAGGTTGCTGCAGGTAAAGAGCTAAAGGATCAAGACACAGAGTTCTTCATCCGGTTTATTCTTGGGGATGACAGTCTAAAACTAAAAGGTCTTAGCCAGAGTCTCTACGAGGCTGGGTATGTGTGGCAACGTCGTAGTGAAGACGACAGTATCTCAAACTTTGTGACAGATATCTTGAAAGATTTTGACCCTACGGAGGCACGAGGTTTTCTCCAAGATTTTGAGAAAGCCACTGGGGTTAAGATGCCAGAAACGACAGATGCTCTTAAAGATATGGAGACATTCTCCAACATCTTTGCAAAGAAGGTGAGTGATGGGGGTAGGCTACATAATGCACTAAGCCAAATGGCCCGCAAACTTGGTAAAGATGTTGAAGATGTTACCTTTGAAGATATGGTTACTGATGCCTTGGGGCAAACCACCTTTAAGGGTAAAACTGTGATTGAGAAAGCTATCTTTGATAAACTCCCCAAAAACATTGCGACCTTCCAGAACAATGTTATCCGTGGCATCGTTTCAAACCTTTCTACAACAGGTCTGAACTTCCGTGGTTGGCGCTTTAACACCTTGATGAACTCCATCACAGACCTCTCTCTGGCAGGTGTGCATGGTGGGGCAGGCTTCTGGTTTAAGTGGACTGGTAACGAAGTTCTTTCTAAAGAGCAACTCCGTATTGCTGGACAGCTTGTTGAGGCTAATATTCAAAAAGCTAAAAACCTGCTTGATCCGGACATGACCCTAGAGGCGTTTGAATCTCTCGCGTTGAAAAGCCCTAAAGACTTTCAAAGTCTGCTGCACACCTTTGCAGGTGGTGTAGACAACTCAACGCAATTTACAGGTCGGTTGGGGTTTGATCCTGAAGAGACAGTCCTCTCTAAAAATGTTGAGCGGGGTATGGAAGTTTTGCAGAAGCTTGGGGCTGTAAGAGCAGTGGATATGCTCACAAAGTCTCAGGAGTATGTCTACCAACTCGATAAGGCTCTTCGTATCTCTTCTATCAATAAAGGTTGGTCAGAATTTTTTGACCACCCTAATGCTGCCAAGATGATGAACACAAAAGAGTTCATGGAAGCGTCTGCAAAAGCTCTGTATGAGACAGAGAGGGCACTCATGTCGCACTCCTTCCGGGGTGCAGGGGGCTTTACTGGAGAGTTTGCAACACTGCTGGAAGACTTTAGAAAGCTTCCGGGATTGGGTTTGCTTGTGCCATTTGGGAGGTTTTTCAATAACACCATTGCCACCATGATGGATGGTGCTGGCCTCTCTCTGGTAGGGAAACTTATCGGTAAGCAAAAGATGCGCTCCACCCCAGAACTTGTTATTCGTGCCGCATCTGCTTGGGGGCTTATCTTCTCTATGGGAGATAGTGCTAAGTCTGCGATAGATCAGGGTCTTGGGTTGTTTGAAACACGTAGCCCTAGTACAGGAGACGTTAAAGACTGGAAGTATGAGTACCCAGCATCAGTTATGATCGGTACCGCCAAGGTTCTAGAATATCTCAATAGCGGTGATGGGTCTGTGCCAAAAGGTATTGCAAAAGAGTATCTTGAGGTTATCGGTGGGCAGCTTACAAGAGACCTCAGTGACACTGCTACAGGAATCTTCCGGGTGGTCGAGGATGCTCTTACAGGAGACATTGAACCTCTGGTTGCTGCTGGTAGGTTGCTTGGGGGTATCCTAGAGAAACCTACTGCTGGTATTACCCGAGCCTTTGAACCTTACAACGACCTTGCTGGCTTGCTTCGGGGTAACGATTTTGTTTCCCCTGATAGACGTCAAGGGTCAAAGGTACTTAATAACTCTCTCCGTTATATAGACCAATTCACAGGGGCTATATTTGGGGATCTTGAGGAGCAGAAGTACAACCCTGTTTCAGGTGCAGCAGGCCTAAACCCCACAAAGTATATGACTGTACGTGAGGGTAGGGCACCTACCTATACCTCAAGGCTACTGAACACAGTAGGTATACGGGATTTTGACAAGATTGTAGCTTCCTACTCTGATGCAGAGAAAGCTGATAATCGGTACAACAAGATTTTTAATTTGCTGGTTGAAGAGAGGTCTAAGGCTCTTTGGAACTTGAAGGGTTTCCAAGGTAGACCCCGTGAAGAGAAAGAAGTCCTCATCAGAGATCTTATTAAAGATGTTGCCACTATGACAAAGGATCTGATGAAGCAAAACGTGGTGGACTCTGGAGACCGTAGACTTGCTAAAATGCTCTCTATTGCTAATTTGGCAGGATCTATTTCTAAGATAGATAAAGCCCTAAAAGCTATTTCTCAGTCTACTGGGGAGGGTGGGGAGCTTAAGTTTGACGATCTCACAGAGGGTCAGTTGGATATGCTAGAGACTTACCTAAAGCAACGAGATACAATCATTCGTCTGAAATAAAAAGAAGGGGCCGCGAGGCCCCTTTTACTTTAAGCATCATCATCAAGCATATAGTCAGCCCATTCGTTAGCTTCCCTCTTGATGTCCTCTCGCCTAACTGCTCCTGTGTGCCTCATAAGGAGTCCAGTAAGTGCAGCAGCAGCGAAGTATCGTCTAGCAGTCATTGGTTTTGGTGGTTGTAGTGGCTTCTTCTCTTCCAAGAACTGCTTTGCTTCTGCCTCAAGTGGCAGTGGTTTTTTTCTTGGACGTGCCATTGATCTTCTCTAGGTTAAGGAAGTATGCCTTATTGAAACCAAATTGCCAATCTCGGTGATCTTTGGTATCAGGCTTATGGGGGTTGCTGATCTGCCCCCGGCGAAAGTCTTTCCACCCTTGGTCGTAAGGACTCATGCAGGGTCTCCCCAGTTAACACACTTGTACAAGATCTGTACATTCTCTCCCTCAGCCTGAAGAAAGAAATCTGAGGCAATGCTTTGTGCTGCAGCTTCACAGAAAGCTTCAGACATAAACACAGGCTTTGGTGCGGCAGTGACACACTGTCCAACGGACATATTACAAACCATAAAGACAAGACTAAGCATGGGGATCTCCTTTGAATTGTGGGTCGTCTAGTAGCTCTTGAAGGTACTTCCTGAGTTTTTCTTTACCAGATAGTCGAGCTAGTACTCTGCATCCACTATAGATAACCTTCTTTGCATCGTAGGGAAGACTGGTACCATCCTTGTCGCCCCACCTACAGAGGGCCTTTGTGACGTTCCCCCAGTGGAAGGAGTCTGCTCCCCACTGCTTGTCGCTCTTATACTCGATGTAATCGTTAAGGGTATTCCAACTACTGGGGAAGTCGTAGTAGTCTGAGGGGCCACCATCGGAGGTCTTTTCGTCACCGTAGTAAGGTCTAATCTCATCTTCTGTTAGAAGAAAGATATTCCCAAATTGTACGTAATAGTATACCTCTGAGATTTCCTCTACAATACCTACATAATTATAGACACTGTAAGCTTTGCTGGTACAAATCACCTTATCGCCAACTTTAATCATAGACCCTCCTCATAGAAAGCTGTGAGCCACTCTTTGCAGATCTCACTTCGTACCACATCTGCCAAAGTAAACTCAATCAAATTACAACTCATATTGTACTTCTTGGCCAAGTGGATGGCTTTAGACAACCCTGACTGTTCTTTGATGTCTGACTGTCTGATGTCCCCATTAAGGACTAGCTGGCAGTTTTCCCCAATACGAGTTACAAGCATCTTGAACTGAGCGACATCAAGATTCTGAGACTCATCCGCCAAGATAAGGGCATCTTTGAAAGAGCTTCCTCGCATGTACTCCAAGGGAGCCATAACGATGTTACCATTCTTGATCCCAGTCTCTACTTCACCCTTCCCGAGTTGTTCCTCAAGGACACTTAGAACAGGACTAAGCCAAGGCCCGAACTTCTCCTCTAGGGTACCGGGAAGCGCCCCAAGGGATTTACCCACAGAGACTGCAGGACGTGTAATGATGATCTTGTGAATCTCTCTGGTAGCATAGAGGTTGGCTGCGTGGGTAGCTGCTAGGAAGGTTTTACCTGTACCTGAAGGCCCAAGCACGATTACCTGTTTAGAGGTTTTTAGTGCATTGATGTACTTCTTTTGATTGTCGTTAAGCGGTTCGAGGACCCTTACTTTTGAGTTCCCTTCTTCTTTAGCCCCTTTATACCGACTTACCCGTTTTCCTCGGGGTTTTTCAATCATTGATCTTTCCTTGATTGAGTTTATGGAGTTTCAAGTATAGTTGAGAATATGGATTAGCTCAAGTAAAAAGAAAGGCCCCGAAGGGCCTAACTTTAGGTAAGACTGTCACAACTACGGATACCTGTTTCAGGGTCGATATAGCAAGCACCCCCCTCAACAACTACTTCGTCTTCTTTTGTATCATCTTCAACAACATCTTCACTGGTAGATGCGTTGAGAATCCCGAACCTCTTGCCAGCCGCACGGAAGGTAGTGCAACCTTTTGCCCCACCTTCGTAGGCACGGAGATAGACTCCTTTGAACTCCTCCCAAGTAACACTGGCACCCACATTGCACGTCTTAGAGCAAGCACTATCGATCCACTTTTGGGCTGCAGTTAGCATATCCACATGTTCAAAAACCGAGACCTGATCCGCTGTCTTACACTTAATACCCCACTCTCGGTAAGCGTAGTCTTCGATACGTTCTACAACAGGACCATCCGCCGTCTGGACTGTACGGTTATACTCTAGGGAGAATACTGGCTCCAAACCAGAAGAGATATTGTTTGCCGTAAGACTGATAGTACCAGTTGGGGCGATAGAGGTTAGGTGAGAGTTGCGGATGCCATACTTATGAATATCCTCCTGCAACTCTGGGTCCAACTTCTGGATAAAGGCACTACCACAATACTCTTGTGTGAACAGTGGGAAGGGACCTTTCTCTTCTGCGAGACGTACAGAAGCTCGGTAACACTCGTGGGCAATAATTTTAAGGAGACATTCAGTCCAATCTTGAGCCTCTTTAGAACCATACTCAATACCAAGAGCACCTAGGGCGTTTCCTAGGCCAGTGACACCAAGACCCATCCTTCGTTTTGATTTGGCTTCTTGCTCCTGCTGAGGGAGTGGGTAAGTTGTCTCATCAATAACATTGTCCATTGCCCGTACAACATGGGGGATGTCTTCTTTCAGTAGGTCATAGTCAAAGACAAACACACCGCCAATTTTTCTGACATACTGTGTCAGGTTGTACGACCCAAGGAGACAAGCTCCGTAAGGGGGAAGGGGTTGTTCCCCGCATGGATTTGTTGCCGAAATATCTTCCAAGTAGAACAGATTGTTCATCTGGTTTACCCGGTCAATAAAAATGACTCCCGGCTCTGCCCAATCCCAAGTTGCCCGCAGGATAGTCTCCCAGAGACTCCTCGCACGAACCGTCTCAAATACCCGACCTTCGAACACTAGATCAAAGTCTCTGTCAGCTTTTACAGCTTCCATAAAGTCATCAGTAACCAACACAGAGAGGTTGAACTGTGTAAGGATGTGGTTGTTTGTTTTGGCAGTGATAAACTCTACAATGTCCGGATGATCTACCCGTAGACACCCCATCTGAGCACCACGTCGATGACCTGCAGAAGAGATTGTCTTACAGACAGCATCCATAATCCCCATAAAAGAGATTGGTCCCGATGCTTGAGAGCCTAGTGACTTGATCCGAGCACCTTTTGGTCGGATACCAGAAAAATCGTAACCAACACCACCACCAAGCTGCATGGTGCGGGCAGCCTCTTTTGCTACATCCATGATACCAGAAAGGGAATCTGGGATCTTCTGCATGACAAAGCAGTTAAAAGCTGTGACCCGACGATAAGACCCTGCTGCAGATTGCACACGCCCCCCGGGGAGGAATCGTTGATACCGAAGGATTTCTTTCAGTTTCCGGTAGTGGTTCTCACTATCGCTAAGTGCGCTGGCAACACGTGCACATTTCTGGTCGTAAGTCTCCCCTTCTTGTCGATACTTCTTTTCATCTGCCCAAATAGCGATAGGGATTTGCGGGCCGTATGTTGTGTCTAGCATTCTATGTCCTAATTGTAAGTCGGTGTGGTTGGTCCAGCACATGCTCGTGCCACTTGAAAGAAACAAGTGCTGACTCTCCCGAAATCAGCACCTGCTTTTCTTTATCTTTGATCTGTTGCAGCCTTACGATTAACTCTTCAACGGTCATCCCCATTTCCTTGCAGCTTACCCCGATTTTTACGGGAGTTAAGTTTCTCTACATTCTTGTCTAGGACTTGTTGTAGGTCTGCATCAAAGTATGCTGAGAGTGCAGTCACATAGAAGAGGACATCCCCAAGCTCCTTGATAATTACTGTGGGGTCAACTGAGCCATCTCGGAAGTACTTCTTGATCTTCTCAGCTACCTCCCCTGCCTCTCCTACAAGGCCCAAGGTGTTCTCTACAAGACGTGTCTGGCCTGTAGTCAGCATCATGGTCTCTACCCAGTGAGAGTACTGAGAGGGACTCATAGGAGCTTCCTCTTCAGAGTAGTACTCATCTCCCATAAGGGCTTCAATGTCGCTAGCGTTAATCATCTTCTTCTACCTCAAGGTATCCTAGGGTTACATCATCAATCTCGTAGATCGCAGTGATAATGAGTTCTTCGATCACGGATAGGTTAGTGTTTCGGTCAGACTCCAGAAAGTTCGCATCGGGGTCTACAGTCAGTGAAAACGTAATGTTATACTTCATTTTGGTACCTTGTCAACCGTAAGCTTTCTTCAATTGAGCTAGAGACACAAACTCTGGTTCGTAGTAACCGTTGCTGAGTTCTCGCTTAATCACAACACCCTTCCACCACTCTTTGTTGGACTGACCGGCCCAAGACTCCTCCGCGCCTTTGAAGCACCCCGCCACCAGACCAATAACCGGATTAGGGAAGGAGCCATCCTTAAAATAAATACTGCGTTTATGGCTGTGACCACAAGTAGCAGAACTATTGCGCTTTTGGAGAAGCCCATAAGCATGGTGAATACCAGACATAGCAGCACCATAGTTTCCAGCACCGAAATAGTGAGCATAACTAACGCCATCGTAAGTAGCGATAGCGGGGGCGGAATGTACGTAGTCATGGTAATCCTCGAACCAATAGTCTGTCTGTAGGTGGGAGAAACTGATCCCATACTTAGAACCCTCTAGTCGTGGGTCCAAGGAAATTGCCTTGTGGATTCTTTGCTCATGGTTCCCAACGAGACCAATGCGATAAGGTCGCTTCCTTTTTGAGAGTCGAAAAGGTGCCCACAGACGGTCTTGAGACTCGTTGTAGGCTTCGATATCCCGTTGGTAACTTTGACTGACAATTGCTTGAGGATTCTTAGCACTGTCGTAGGCGTTCAAGCTCCTCATGTCAGCCCCATCACCCAAGTCTATAGTGTAGTCTGGTTTGATGTCTTGGATCAACTTGGATAGCCAATCAAAGCGTTCATTTGGGACACTAGGGTCTGCATGAGCGCAGGTCCATACGATACACGTCTTAGTCATAGTTAATCACCAAAGGTTCAATTTTCTTTCTAAAGTGGTCTTGCCACTTCTCTACACCGTCCATATCACTGAACCAGTATTCGTTGTAGAGGATCTGCCCATCAATCTCGATCTTACAGAGGAGCATATATTCCAAACCCTCTGGAACTTCAGGGTCCCCTACCTCATCCCTATGAAAAGGTCCAGACTCGATACCCCAAACATTAATCTTACTGTCTGTGGAGGGGGTGTAGCCCCAGTCAAAAGGGTCCTTTTGTCTCACGAAGAGATTCTTAATCCACCTTAGCATGTTTTGTTAACTCCATGAAGTGATTAAAATCTAGGATAGCTAGGGGCTTCTTCCTGTCCCCTTGGATAACCAGAAGGGGTTGGTACCCCCCAGCGTTAGCTTTAGCTTGCTCGTAAGGCCCGTATACAGCAAATGCCCTGTGTCGTTTGCACTCTACTGAGTAGGGGAAGAGTTTCCTAGCTGCAGGAGAAAGCTGCACATCCTCCCCTCCCTGCCCCATCGCCGTACTCTTACAGTCGTCTGGCTCCAAAGAGTCGTAGGTCTCTAGTACTGCGTCCCTTACCAGTTGTTGTAGGGCACGACCCTTACTCTTCCTTGAAGCAGTGGAGATACCTTTAGCCATTACTCGATGATCTCCACTACGTTAGGTTCTTTGGCTACCTTGGTGAGATAGACTGGACCAGTACTATAAATAAATTTGCGAGCTTCTGGCCAACAGATCTTACTGAACTCGCAGTAGCTGCACTGCATTGGTAGCATCTCATTAGGAGATGTCTTAGATTGTGGTACGGGTGTAAGGCGAGACTCAGGGATACTACCTTTAACCAACGTCTTAGCACGTTCCATCTCCTTCTCTTTTTGCTTCAACTCCTGCGTGAAGTCATATGTGTCCAAGCAAAGTTTGAACCTGTCTTTTTGGACTACAAGAAATGCGCCTTTCGTCTTGTTGGTGACTAGAGGATCATCTTTACCTGCGTAGACGTAAGAACTTAGCTGGCTGATATACCCAAATGGGTCGTCGTTCCGAACACTGTTGGTGGCAAACTTCTGAAAGCTGTACTTGCTCGCAGACTTCACATCAACCGTTACCCCATCAATTACACAGTCTCGGTGACCTTTGATCCCATGAACCTCTAGTGTATCTTGTTCCCCCTGCACTTCGTGACCGGAAGCCTTAGCAAGGGCAATAACCAGAGCCTCAATCATATCCCCATAGAAGAAAGTTCCAAGGGACTCTGCACTAAGTTCCTCCCCTAGGTGTGAGGAGTTGACCTTGTACCAAAGCTTTCGGTCACAGGGGGTACCAATAGAAGATAGGGAGAGGTAACTTCGGGGTTGGGGTGGTTTGGAGAAGCGGTCGTTAGCTACTTTAGCTAGGTCTTTACCAAACACTTCTCCAATAGCACTTGTCCAACCCCCGAGACCCTTAACTACTTGCTCAATGTCGTAGACCAGTGTTGAGATATCTTTCAAACCACTGCCTCCAAGAGGCGATCAAAGTCTGAACGTAGTACTGTCTTGATCCACTCGGGGTTCAGTTCCCGGGTGTCATACTCCAAAAGTTCTTCCTCGGTGGAGTAGTAGGCCAGTACCTCACAGAGAGAATCCCACACCCCCACATCTTCGTAGTCATTCAAAAACTCGATGGCTTCGATAGAATCCATGAGCATCTCTCGGGTGATCTGAGTAAGAATACCGTCCATGTTAAACTCCTTCTACAAGTGCCTTAGCAGACACTGGGTAGTATTGTTTCAGTTGATCGTAGATCTGTTGTGCGACAAGACGCGCCTCGTATTGTGCATCCGGGGAGAGTCGTAGCTGGCACATCTTTGCGAAGGCCCCCAGAGTACCACTCCAAGTCCAAGCAGTCATGGTGGCTTGTGGGAGCACCATACGGGCTTGCTCTGGAGCCACACCCCGGGTGAGCATGGCTTCATAGCACTCTAGGGCAGTATCGTAAGCATCCTTGTTATAGGTAAGTGTCCCCTCTACTGGGTCGTAGTAGTAACTGGTATCAATGCTTACAGAGGGGTCGCTACCTTGTTTTTTATCTTCTGAAGTCCCTCTCCAAGTATCTGGGGTGTAGAACTCAATACCCTCAGTGACATATCGTCTGGAGAACTCTGACAGGATCAAGTACTCATGTTTTACAAGTTGTGCCCTGACAAAGATTGGGGCCTCAACATCAAAGCTGATAAAGCAGTGGTTGAATGGTGTATCGTGGGTTGGTGTGTTTCGCCATTGCCACATCAACTGTTTCAGAAGACCTTTATCTCCCTGAGAGATTGAGTAGGTCCCGAAAATACTGTCCTCCACCTTATTAACAAACTGTTCGTAGTCTTTGGAGGTCATACCCCTAGCTAGGAACTCTAGTAGGCTTTTGTCAGAAGCCTTCAGTTTTGTGTCACCATTTTCTCCTACATCCCATGCAGACCTCTTGTTGAAAGACCTACGTGCTGCATTAACTACCGATAGATCTGTACCACAGTGGTAGTTGTATTCAACCCTTATCTGACTTTCCGGCATCTTCATCCTCACCCTCAAAGAGGTTAATCATGGTGTCCTCGTGTAGGATGAGGACAACCGACATGAACACCCACAGCAAGTTCTCCACCTGCTGCAGGGTGTCGTTATAGTAGAAGAAGTATAGGGCCAAGTTAATCAGCCCTACAATCCCTGCTCCAATCTGGACTACAGTAATAACCATTAGAAGGGGATCTCATCATCCTCAAGATCATCTTTGGGTGGGGCTGCTTTAGGGGCTGCAGCTTTTGCCTTGGGGGTCTCTGGAATATCATCATCATCATCTGCATCAGGGTGATACTCATTATGCTCGATCACGATAACTTTTTCCAACCGAGTACCTACAATGTTCTTGCGGCTGGTGTCGTATACCGAGAGAACTACATCAACAGTAGAGCCGTTACCAAGGAATCCATCAATATCAAAGTCCCAGAGACTACCATCGACCTTGATAACAGTGGGTGCACCACCTCCGTAGTTCTCCTCCCACTTACGCTTGAATTTTACCCGGGTACAACCCTCATGTTCTGGGCTGGGCTTACCAGTGAGCATGGACTTGGACTTCTTCAGCTTTGCGAAGTTGTCCCCATCGAGGTCCATATCAATAGTGGTCTGACCACCAGTTTCCTTGAGGGCATCTTCAAACCCAGTCAAGTCGCGGTTCTCGGGAAACACTTTTGCCCAATAGGAAAGACCACGAAGTTTAACTTTGCGAGTAGCCATTTATATTTCTCCATCTTCTGTTTGAGAATAGTAGCAGGTTTTCTTTAGTGTGGTCAATGGATATCTGCGTATCGCACACCGAATTGTGGATCAACGTCCAGAGGGACGTTTAGGTTCAGTCGTTTGTTAACTTTAGCAATAGCCAACTTCATCTTGTTGTAAGTGTCTTGCTGATCTCCATCTTTGATTTTGACAATAGTTTCGTCGTGGAACTGCCCTATACCCTTAAGTCCCACAGACCAACATTGAGCAAGCCATGAGTCAAAGCAGTAGACCCCTGTACTCTGGTTCAAGGAAGAGAACACATCTTTCTCATACCGAAGGCTAATCCAGAAATTAGACACAGGGTTCTTAACCCACATCTGCCCATTGATCCTGCGAATAGGTTGAGCTTCCGAAAAGGCTTTGACTGCCCAGTTCCTATCCCAGTATGCCCTAATAAGGTCTGCACATTCCTGTTCTGGCATACCTGTTGTACGGGCTAGTTTGACCTTGCCTACCCCATAGATAGCACTGTAATTTACTGCCTTAAACCGTTTCCTTACAGCTTTCAATCGGAGATATATGGCCTCCTGCTCTGGCTTGCTTAACTTCTTCATCTCTCCTAAAGTTAACTGCATCAATTGCTTCCTCTAGTTTATCAAACCTACCTAAGTACTCTTTCTTTTTATTTAAGTAAAAAGACGCATCATACTTACCTTTATGGTAGTGAACACCCTTAGTGCCAGTCTTATTATTGCGCCTAGCATATGTGTTAAAGGCATTTAGCTGTTTATCAGCGCCCCTCAGGTTGCTTGGGAGATTGTTAGACGTATTCCGATCAATGTGATCCACACAAGCAGGTAAGTACCCGTTACTGATAAAGAAGATAATCCTATGCACTAGCATCCTATATCGGAGACCATCTTCTGTCTTAAAGTTGACTTGTAAGTATCCATTTTTATCAGGTGACCCAAGTGGCCTACCTGCAACCCTTGAGTTACTCTCCTCCCGTCTCCATGAAACAGGTTTGCCAAAAAGGACCCCATCCCGGATCTCGAACAGTTCCTCTAGTTGTTCCCTTCGTACCATATGTAAAATTGCTCCTCATCTGAAGTAATAACCCCCGCAAATTTTGAGAGGTTAATGTGCTCGTCAAACCCCGGCTTAGACATCTCCTCTACGTAGTCTGGATCATACGGGTGCATGTAGTGTCTCTTTGTAGTGGATTCTAGAGAGACCATATCTGCCCCACAAAGTAATTCCCCTTCTTCGCAAGTTAGAGATCCCCGTATTTCTTTACCCCAAGGTTTATCAACCCCCGGGAGGTTCACGAGCGGTTTAGAGTGTTTGAACCGAAGTGTGTTAGTAAGACCTGCAATCTCTGCCTTCACGTAGCCGTTGATGTGGCTATCAAGGATACCTTGAAAGGTCGCCAGTCTGTGTTGCAAGACAGTTAGTCCATCGAGAACCTCTACTGCAGGGTCTACATCAATCAGGAGTTTGACCGAAGGTGTAAGCTCTCCATCTTTTCTGACTTGTGGGACTTGTCGTTCCACCCCCTCATCGTTTGTCTTGTAGTCGAAGGTGCAAGGTTGCCACCCCAGAGAGTATAGCCATGCCTTAACTTGATCGGAGCTTCCGGGGTTAGCTTCCTCTTCCTTATCAAGGACCTTTACGGGTTCGTCATGAGTACGGTCAAGGCCAAGATCATCAAGAGTAGCGAACCAACGATCCCCAAGTACGGAGGGGGTCCCGTCTTTTTTGAAGGGGTTCTTCGGTTTTGTGACAACCTTGTACTTCTTGTTCTTTGGCATAACCTTTGTGAGTTCAACTGTCTTCTCCTCTTTGAGTTGGGTAAGGGTTTCTATAGAAGACCTCACCAGATCCAAATCAACCTTCCAGCCAACTTGCTCTTGATAGGCTGCACACTCCATCTTGAAGGAGAGATACTTGAGAAACCTGTCAGCCTCTTTCTTGTCCTTATAGAGAAACATCAGACGCTTGGTCAAGTCTTTCCAGAGCTTCCAGTTGATTTTGACATCTTCTGCACAGCGATGCCCGTACTCTTCTTTAGTAAGACTCTTCCAATCCTCGACATGTGGTTTGGGGACTCCGTACTTCTCCCCATAGAACTCTAGACCATGCTTGAGTTGATCGTGATCTAGGTACCAAGCCAGTGGTAGTGTGTCGTAAAAAGTGGCTGTGATATCTACACCAAGGATCTTCTTGATAACCCTCTTGTCGTACCGGATACCGTTGTGGGCGACAAGCCAATTTGCACTGGTCAAGAAGTCCCGCATGTCACCGTAGTCATACAAGACCGTAGGCTCTTCCCCAGCACGGGTGTAGGCTAGGCAGTGGATCTTGGTTGCGCCCTCATACAGATCGTCTGCTTCAATGTCGAATACTGCCAAGTCATTCCTCCAGTTCTCCTTGAATTGAAAGGATAAGGTCGGGGACATCTCCTGTCAAGACTGTGACCCCTTGATCCTTGTACATATATAGCACACTCCAACCATATGGATCGTATCCATAGGAGTCTTTACCACACCTATAGATCGAACCACTATACCCCAAGAACTCATAGAAGTTCGAGTGTTCTACAATCTTTGTGATGCCACTGTTAAACCTCCAACTATGGCCAACAAGATAACCGCCTGACCAAGTGCCGAACACCCGATAACAATTGGGGGTTTTCACTAGGACCCACCTATCTGGTGTATAAATGCTAACCATAGAAGGTATCCATCAGGTCAAAGAACACCCAGAGCACTGCAAGGTCCCAGAGTGCAATACGGGGTTTATCCAAAAAGTTCCAGATCTTTTTCATTAGTCCACCTCTGTCAAGATAGTTGTTTCAGGTTCATAGTAAACCCCACCAGCGTCTCCAAGCTTACTGAAGGGGCGGTTTTTGTCGATCACGAACCTCGTGGTGTTCTGTAGGATCTCATCGTCGCTGTCAAGATCCCGCTCTAGCAACACACAGATAATTGCTTCCTCCTCTAGTGCAGCCGCATACTTTGTTCGCCCGTCATCGTTGACTTGGGAGATGAAGATAACCCCGATGTTCAACTCTTTTGCAAGCTGTGCCATACGTGATCCAAGTGCCGTAAGTAGTGAAGTAGCACCATCTGTACCCGCCGCAGAAAGGTAAGCCAACCGCTGCACGTGGTCAATGAAGATGTAGCTTGCACCATAGACAGAGGCAGCAAGTCGAACATACTCCAAGACTTTCATGGGATCATCACTTGCCCTCATCTCAAAGATGATAGTACGTTCACCTTTAGTAGCTTTGAGGGCTGCTTCCATGACAGCTTCTTCAGTGATGCCATTCCACTTAGCGTCATCCCTTGTACGTACATTGACCCCAAGTTCATAGGTAGCCATTGCACGATAGGTTGTAGATTTCATCTCCTCGGCGTGTAACATTGCAATACGAGCATCCTCAGACTTCAGGATACCTGTCTCAAAGTACCGGATAAGTTCGGTCTTACCAGTTCCACGAGGGGCTTTGATAAAGGTGATGCCCCCTTTGACAAGTCCGCGCATCTTATCGTCCCAACCTTGGTGACCTGTCGGGACATACTCGTAAGGATTTTCCTCTAGAAGTGCCTTCTTCACATCCTCATCTGTGCAGAAGAAGTTGTCTGGTGCATATCGTTGTGGCTTGAGTGCAGCCCACTTCAGGTCTGTCTCATCCCCGGCTTGTAGGAAGTCGTTAGCGTCCTTGTGCTTAGTGAGTGGGACATACCAGAACTTCTCTGGGATAGCCGCGTAGAGGCGCTCTGCGGCCTTCCTGCCCGCATCATCAAGCTCCCCGGCATACACCACCTCTTGAAAGGAGGAGATGTACCCAATGTTCTTCTTGATAAACTTCTCCCCGATACTAGCAGAGGGTATTGACATAACTGGGTAAGTCTTACCTAAAGCTTGGTACAACGACGCACTATCAAATTCCCCTTCTGAGAGATAGAGACGCTTCCCCCCTGCATTAAAGTCTGGGCCGAACAGGTCGTCCATAGGTACCCCAGATTCTTTAACCCAGAAGACCTTCTCATCATAGCCACGGTATTTGATGTTGTTTTTGTGTTTGAAGGCATACCTTACCGGATTACCATCTTCATCAAGTTGCAGTTGGATGCCGTAGATCTTTGCCACCTCTGGGTCAATAGATCGAATACCTTCATAGGTAGACTTGACCACTGGCCTTTTTCTTACATCCAACTTCTTCTCCTTTGTAGGGTAGGTCTCTTTAGCCCAGTCATATGTAGCTCGCTTAGAGGGGTAGGCTTCCCCACAGCTATGACACATCCCTACACAGAGTTCCTCGTTGTAGGAGAATGCGTCAGAAGAGCCGCAGCTAGGGTATGGACAGGGTTGGTGCGCTACTTCAGTCATCCTTTCACCAATATATAATCAGGACCCGACACACCAATATCGTAGCAGACAAGAAGTTTGTAGTTTACCCCTGCAATTAAAAACCTACACCCATCCATAGAGGGATCTAGTTCTAACTTATTAAAGTCTTCCCTGCAGGTTAACGTAATCAACATTACACACCCCTTTCAGTTCTTAGAGGGTTTTGTTGCGGCCTTTACGGCCCACATTGCCGCGCTCTCAATTTCGGTCTGCGCGAGTGCCTTTAAGCGGCCCACCTCAGCACTTTGCGGGTCTACAACAGATGCTTTACCAAGCCCACTCACACTGTCAAGTTTAGGTAGAGGGATTGCTTCAATCAGGTCGATTAGATCAGCCGCAGCACGTTTGATTTTACCTACTGTGTCTTCATTGCTGGGGTTGAAGTTGATCCCCACTTTGTATTCACCCTTAGTCATTTTAGATATCTCCCATATCTTTGAGCCAGATCAACTTTAGTTTCCCTTTGGTGGTTTGTATATATAGGTCTCCATCATCCCAACCATAATTACCAACCCTAACAGGGTATTTACCACAGGGATGACCCATTAGGTCCACACTACACATACCTTTTCTTAGTTCAATTGTATCACCTATCTTGGTCACGGTTCAACCCCTAGGCTACATGCAGGCAGTGCTACTTCAGTCAACAGTTCTACTCCAATCAGTCTCGTAATTTCCCTCTAGGGTTCGGAGGATACTTCTTACATAGACTTTAAGGATACCTTGCGCAGCTTCACTGTTAGGAACCTCTAACATTGCTTTCAAATCAGCGACAATATTCCTCAAGGTTTCCTCTAGGTCTAACCTAGCCTCATTAGCATCCACATAGAGTTGAAAGTTCTCTTGTGCCTGCCCTTCAGAGGCTAGAACCTATAGAGACATCTCTCGAAGTTCTTTCTTAAGATCCTCAATACGTTCAATTGCAACTAGCGGTGTGCGGCTACCAGTGCCAACGCTAAGGTCGTGTAGTCGTTCTAAGAGAGTGTCACTCATTGTTTGAATCCAACCACTCAAGTGTTTCTTTTTGCAGGTCTTCAAGAATCTCCCCAACATCCTTGTAGAGGGTCAAGTCATGATGTCTACCGTTGTCCTTCATGTTGAAAGCATAGCTATGTGCCTTCATACCGTTAATCACCATTGGGTCATAGGTTTTACCACAAGGGGTATCTCCGGTTAACTTCCACATAAGATCTGTGCAAGCTAGGGCGTACCCTTCAATCATAAGGGCTGTTGCAGTATCTATATCCTCTAGGCCCCTAATTTCTGAAGGACTAAACTCATAAGGTTTACGTAGCATAACTTCTCTCCTTTCAGTTCTGCGAGGGATTTCTTTATTAAAACTCGACAATCTGCGTCACTGTAGACAGGATACATCTCTAGAAAGTGTTTGGCGCTTTCAATAACAGCCCCCAACTCTTCAATACGGCTGCGTTGCTGTTCGGATACATGTTCAGCCCTCCGTTCAACCCGCATGGGTTTCGGCTTGGCGCGGTATGTATAGTTACCTCCGAACACAGGGTTTGTGGCATCCAACCACCGTCCAACATAATTCAAATATAGCACCTCCGGCTCGGACCTCATTCTGGCCTGCGTGTCGGCATCCAGCAGGCACCAAGGCGTTGTGATGTCGGTCAGGTCGTCGTAGTGGATTTCGGTCATGTCAGGCTCCATACGTTCCAGATGATCGTGGCAATCATCACGCACCGCCTTTCTTCGTCACCGTGTAACCCATCATGTCGGCCAGCTTGGCGAATTGATCGTGAGCGCATTGGGCGTAGTATTGAGCGGCGTTCATATCGCGGCTCTCAAAATGTGCGGAGACGTTCATGTAGTATGCCACTTCGCCAGCGAAGTATTTTGCGCGCCATTTTTCAGTTTGTGTCATTCGTTCAGTCCCTTTAGGAGATTCTCTGCATCTTTCTGCCAGCACAATACTAGCAGAGCATCGGTTACCGGGTCAAGTTCATCCCTAGGGTCGGACAACAAAGACTGTGTCTGTATCTTGAAGTCCTCTTTAACGAACTCCTCTAGGAAGTCTAACAGTTTTTGTAGTTTAGTTGTCATAGCATACCACCGAACCTTGAAGAGTCATCTCTCTTAGTGTGAGGTCTGCACCAACCGTAAGACCCCCTAAGGACCCTACAAATAGACCTGCCAAAAAGAATATTATTGCTACTGCCTTCTCTGTGTCAGCCATAATCTTCTTCCTCTTCATCCTCACAAGGTTCATCAACAAACCTCTCACATTCAACGCAGAAGTAGTCAGCCTCTGCACTCTCATTATGATTCACTACAAGCTCACACATCTTCAACCCTCTTGAATTTAGATACGAGATTAGTCACAATATCCTCAAAACCATCAGAACCTTTAAGGCACAAGGAACCTTTCTGGTTCACAAAGCACACATAGGTTTGCCCTTTTTTGTAGGCATTGGATTTTTGGTCTGTGCAGATATAGGTCTCACCTTTTTGAAACTTCATTAGTATACCTCCACCTAAATCTTTTCAAGTTTTTTGTAGTCTTCGCACCTGCCAGAATAGTCTGAAAAAGCTATAGGTGCATACTCCATCCCAAAAGACTTGGCCCACCTCTCCGAACCAATTCTATCGTCTTCTGAGAAGAACCTAAAGCATTCCTCATTCACGCAGTCAGATTTGCAGAAAGTTTTGTCTTTGTAGCACAACATTTTTGTTGCTCCTTATGTGAACTTAAGGTACCCTAGAGTTTTGTTAAATTTATCTTAAATGGTGTTAATGGTATACTTAAAGAATACATTAAGTATTCTTATATAGAAGCCACTTTCACCTTTTCAAGACCTTAACCAAACTTTATTTTCACCTCAAGATTTTACTTCTATGTGGGGCCTTTAGGTCTCCTAGGTAACCCACCATACCCAAGAGACCTAGTTGGGCTTCCTAGGTCCCTCTCCGGGCCTCTGGGGACCTATCTAGGTGGTATAGGTAGACCAACTCTAGATCTTCCAGACCATCCAGACTGTCAACAGCTTCCCAGATAGTTACCTTGTCACCGTAGTTACCTTCTTGTTCAGCGAAGTGGTGAGCTTCTGTAAGTGTGTCTGTGTGGCACTCTGAGGTGTTACCAACCCTTACATGGTAGTAAATCAAACTCAATAGTCCTCCGCTTCTTGTTTAGTCATAAAGAAGTGAATGCCGTTAGTGCATTCAACCCTGATGTCCCCATCATATTGATCGGGGAAGACTTCTTCCCCAACCTTATAGAAGGTCTTCCCTGTGTACTTATCATAGCCTTCAGGACCCTCAAGGACAATAACATAGCTTGCTCGACATTTGCGACCCACTAGGGTTGAAGTCCTTTGGGCATGTTCAGGTATCATAAGCTTGATGACCCCGGTTTGGATCTTCTTGTAGCCCACAAAGGATACCCCTTGAGGGTAGATCTGGAAGTCCGGTAGTTTGGTGTCTGTAAGGTTAGCCCCCTGAAGGCTAGCCCTCTGGAGGTTAGCCCCCTCAAGGTTAGCCCCCTGAAGGTTAGCCACATGAAGGTTAGCCCCACGAAGGTTAGCCCACCGAAGGTTAACCCCCTGAAGGTTAGCCCCACGAAGGTCGGCCCCCTGAAGGTTAGCCCTCTGGAGGTTA